CGTCATCTTCGATGACAGGAAGATCAAAGAAATCCGTCACAGGTGTGCGCTCGCCAGTAGTGCCGTTTTCCCGCAAGATGATCTGCTCAAGCGGCTTGACCAGAATGAATGCCAACAGACCGATATCTGGCGTGTCAAACGTCACGGACAAAACCTCGCGAACACCTGTATCGCCGGGAAGCAAAGTCAAAAACGGGTAGTTGCTATTTGGCATTGCCACGTTGCCATTGTTTCCCGTCGCAAGTTGACCCGTGATAGACGCCGACCCGCAAGTCTGTGGAGGGCTTGTTCTGAAGAGGCCGTCTTGATTGGTGTAGGTGAACCGAAAGGTCGGGCTTCCGGTGCCGAGTAGGCCTGCCATTTGAACGGCTATGACTTGCACACCTTTCCCGTCAACGTATCGCGGCAGGCCCAAGCCTTGATATAGAAACTGCTCGTCCGTCGTGCCTGTGTCGATAAACGGATAGTAATATAGAAAATCCATCAGGATCATGGGGCCAGCACTAAATGCCGCCGCCGAAGGAGAGATCGCAATGGTTTTGAGGTAGGTTTTATATCCTAACTGACCAACAGGCTGATTGTGCGGAATGCCGCCATTGGCGGCTTGGCTAAGTTGCTCGCCATAGAGAGGTGATGACGCATAGTAGAACGGCAGCGGGTTGCCGGGGCTTGATGTCACATCAAACCAGCAGCTATTGGCAGTCGAGTTAAAACTCTTACGGAAGCCGCCGATAAAGGTCTGCCCGCGCTCTTCAGCGTCCACCAAATCTTTGTAGGACCTGATCGCCACTTACTTGACCTCTGACGTGCCGCGCAAGATCGCTGACAGGTTTGCGAGAACCGCAGCCGCCGTGTGGGCGCAAGGCTTGTAGACGATGCCATCGACCAGAAACACGGGTCCATTGCATTGGACGCAAGAATACAGAGGCTCTTCGCCCTTGGCTAGGTTTGGCTGGCTCATGCTTAGGTCTCCGTCACGGTGAGCGCCGAAGCGTTAAACTGTGGCTGGATACCCGATGCCACGGCCAGCGAACTGTTCAACGGACCCGAATAAAGCACGTTACCCACACCCGTCGCCGCCGTGCCGATGGCAACATAGGTCAAGGTCGCGCCTGTAGCACCGCACTGGGGGAACTGCACCAGACCCGCATTGACCGCCGTGTTCGTTGCAACCGTCCAGCCTGCCGAAGTCCGCAAGACCGCGACGCGAGCGTAGTTGGTGTATCCGGTCTCGTTGGTCTGCTGACTGTTGCCCGTGCCGGGATCAGCCGTGTGAAGGCTGATATACAGGTTGGTGTACGGCGCTGACGCAGCGTTATCCGCAATGCCTGCCCAAGCGGTGGCATTGAAAAGCAGCTTTAGCAAACTGTTACAGGTGGCGACTGACTTTGCCATGATGGCTCCTTATGCCGAAAATATAAGCCATCTTACACGCCCGTAAGCGTTTGGAACAGTCCATAGGTTAGGGCCGCCCTAGCAGCCCACGCGGAGGCGTAGGAGGCATATCCCGGATTGTTGGACAGGTTGGCATACCGCATCGTTCCCGCCGCTGTGGAGTACTTCTGAAGCAACCACACGCCGCTGGAAGTGGCCTTGCCAAGGTAGAGCGGATCGGTGCCGTCCAGATCGTTTAGGGGGTATGGGTCTAGGGGCGCAGTTCCACCGCCGCCGCCTCCGCCGCCCGTCGTAGGCAGGGGATTGAGCGGGGTAATGGGGTTGCCATACTGGTCCTCAAGTAGCGTGCGAAAATCGACGACGCCAGACATGACTTAGAGGCTTTCGATGAACTGCTTATGGCGATCCACGATATCTTGCTTTTCTGCGGCCAGATCAGCAGCAGCCTTGGCCAGCGTGTCGGCTTGGGCGCTCACCGCTTCTGCCGCAGTAGCGGCCTCAGCGATCTTCTCATCGGCCTCTGCGTGGGCTGCCTTGGCATCATCAAGTGCCGCAGCCAAAGATGCCTTCAGCTTCTTGGCCTCCGCATTGACCTTCTTAGCCTCATCTCGAAGTGCAGAAGCCTCAAAGACAGCCTTGTCTTTTGTTGCCGCCGCCGAGGCCAAGGCATCACTAACAATGCCTTCGGCCTCCAGCTTGGCGGCGGCCAATACAGATTCTGCCTCAGCCCGATCGGCAATAGCCTGATCGCGCAGGGTCGCAATCTCTCTGGCCGGGCCAACAAGCTCGACAATCTTAAGGTTCTCGGCAATTGCCGCTTGGACCTCAACAAGCTTCTCTGCCAGCTTTACGGCCTGTCCCGATGGGTCGGACATTAGGGCCAAAAAGTTAGCCAGATCGCCTTGGCCTGCGCCTGATCCGTCAATGCTTGTGGAGATCATTAGTAGCCCCCGCCAGTCTGCAGCACCGTAAGAACAACAGACCCGGAGCCAGAAGCTTGGGTCATGCGAACAGCCGTCACCGGGTAAGCAATGTTGCTGTCCTTGGTGGTCGTCTGGGCCGTAAGGCTAGGATGGTTGGTCCAGTTTCCCGTCGCGGGGGTCCAGCCAGCATCTTGGATCTTGTCGAAGGTGTACTGAACCGTATAGTTGACCGTCCCGGTTACTTGGCAGTTCAAGGACACCTGAAAATTCATGGCGAAATAGTCGAGCGCGACGATGTTGGTCGTCTTCGCAACGGTGCTCGCATCTGTCGTAGTTCGCGTAATTGGCAGCATTGCCGATACCCCTTTGGTTTAAACCAACCATAGCACCATTAGCATTTTACGTCCCAACGCTTAAGTGCCAAATTTATACGGCTGTTGGGGTCATGCGCCGTCTTGGAAGATGTCAGCTTTTCCTTCATCCCGCACATTCGACTTCTAAAGTTCTCCCTGCGCTGGGCGCCCTCAGGGCTGTGAGACGCCTCAGAGGCCGTCACAGGCTTTTTGATGTCGTGCCCTTCAGCACGCAAGGAAGCCCGCCCACGGTCGTTCAGGCCGCCCTGCGATGACTTTCCTTCGTTACGGGTCCATGCACCAGACATGATCGGTCCTTATAGTAAAACGGGGGCGCAAGGCCCCCGCTTCCCGGCCAAGTAAGCCGTATTTAGTTGTAGTCCACTTGGACCTTGTGGCCCTTCGGAGTGGTGCCCTTCGCCGCAGAGGTGAAGGGATTCTGATCCGAAGATGCGCGACCGCCGCTCTTGCGGGCCTTGCGGCCTGCGTGAGGGGCGTCAGCAGCGCCATGGACCTTGCCCATAGCCTTGCCACCACGCTTGCGCTCCATGGCCTCGCCGGTCACCTTGTTGGTGCCAGTGTAGCTCATGGGCTTGGTGTTCATATCTTCAGCGGCGCTGTTGACGCCGCCCGTAGCGCGAGATTTACGTCCCTTCATTGGGATGCTCCTTAGGCTTGAGTGACGCCAAACAGGCCCACAGTGGACCCGACGTTGTAGACTGCAGGGGACTGCTTGAGAACAATACGGTTAGCACCGCTAGAGGCAGCAGTTTGAAGCGCATATGTGCCCCGAACATCGCCGGTCGTGGTGGTTGCAACCGTAGTGACCGCAGCCGTGTAACCGGTAGCTGCCGTAACCAAGACGGGGTTCAGCGAGGCTGAATAGTCAAGGATCACATCGCCCCAATTGTCCGACCGGATTGGCAGGCCAATGATGTTGGTCGTGCCGACGCTGAAGGTGATCGTGTCAGACACGGTAGGCGTGACTGAAGCGATGTACTTAAATGCCTTCTTGCCATTGACAGCCGTGCTCTGAGCAGAGGCAGTCGTCAGGGCGATAACTTCAGTCATTGGGTAGCCGTAGATGTCATACCCAGCAACAGTGAAATTGATGTTTGCGGTCGGAGTACCAGATGTTGGTGTAATGCTAACGGCGCGACCAAGGATGGCCATTGGGTTCCAAAGCTGGACAGTGCCCGCCTGACCAAATGGAACGCGATGAGCCAGCAGGGCGTTGATCGTGCTGGAGCCCAAGGCCGCCGTAATGGTGATTGGAGAGCCGCTGGTGCCAGCCGCCACAGGTGCGCCGCTGACGGTGTAGGTGCCGGTGAAGCCGGTGCCTGCACCCGCTGCAGCCGTGGATGGGCCATAGCCAGTGATGATCGTACCGGCGGCGATGCCGGTGCCGGAAATCACCATGCCAACAGTCAATTGGCCAACCGAAGATGACGTCGTGACCGTGAGGATATTGCCTGCAACGCTGCTGACGCCACTTGAGATGTAGCCAGACACCGAAGTGTAGGCATCAATCCCAACAAGGCCAGTGACCGTCGCGCCAGTGTCGGCACGAGCGATCGACTGAGCAACAGCCACGCCCGTGGTCGATGAGCTAGACGAAACTAGTGTCATCGCCGTACCGGCTGTAGTTGCGGCAGCAGCCGCGATGGCTGCGGCTGCTAAGGTATAGGGCACCGCGTTCAAAGACGTGATGGCCTGCGTCCCTAGGAAGCCACAGGTCGCGGCACCAAAGTCCTGCCCCGGCGTGTAGGTGTATGGTAGGCGCGGATCAAGAAGAGCCGCACCCCCAAAAAACAGCGACGGACCAAGCTCCGGATTATATTCGGAAGCTGGGTACGGGCTTTGCCCGTAAGAAACTACGGGACCAGAAAAAGCCGAAATGGACATGGTGCCCTCTCCTTACGAGGTTGGGAACGATCCGTAGATCGAACGCCAGTTATAGTAACCGAAGGAGTAGCGTTCGTAACCTTTCACCAATAGGTTGTCAGTCACGAAGTCAACTTGCATGTCGGTTTCGAAGCTAATGCGCTCCATGTAGGACAGACCATCGATGTTGGTCAGCAAGAACCAAGCGAACGACGAGGTCAAGAAGTCGTTGACCATGTAACCTTCTGGAAGGCCACCGGCTGCAGACATGATCGCGTTGACGTCGTTATCGGCAGTGCCGGGACGCAGTTCGGTCTTGGTCAGGCGGATTGCAACAGGCTCCAACTGAGGCGGAATGATCAGCTTGCGGCCACGGCCAAAAACCTTAAGACCGGCTTGGTCCTTGAAGTTTGTCCGGATCGCGATCATTGCGTTCAGCAGGGTGGATTCGTTCAAGTCCACATCAGTGGTGGGCTTGTTAGCCACGGTGCCGCCGTCGATTGGGTGAGCTGTCGAGCACAGTGCAACGCCGTCACCGCCAACAGAGGCGTTGTAGGTTGTGGCGGTGTTCAAGACGTTCGCGCCGTAGATTTCCTTGGTCTGGCCGAAAGATTCGATCAGGCCGAGGTTCGACGGATGGAATTGCGTCTTGTACAGGTTGTCATCGATGGCCTTGCGAGTGATCGCATAGCCAAGGGCGATTTCCGAGTGCTCTTGGTTGTAGACAAAACGCTCACCGGCACTGTTGTCAAAGGAGGTCTGGCCACCTTCGGTCTTCAACTGAGCCAGACCGAGGTAGCGCATTTCAGCGGTACGCTCGAGAGCAAGCTTAGAATCGTGCTTCGTGAAGATCTTGTCGTACTGAGATGGGATCATCTCATACTTGCCTTCAATCCCCCGGAGACCGGGGAGCAGAAGGTCTTTAATTGCTGAAAGATTGACAGCCATTGTCCTCTATCCCTTACGCGATGCCGGTCGGGCCAGCACCGTTGGTGCGGGTCGAGGCGTTGTTGAAGCCGACAATGACTTGGTTGTAGGCGGCGGTGATGTCTGTGCCGTTCTGGCCGGGAGGGCTAGAAACAAGGCCGACGACGCGGAATGGCAACGTGACCGTAGTCGCTGGGCTTTCGACAAACATGCCGGAAATGCCAGTGGCGGTGTTGCCGGTGCCGACGTTCAACTGGATATACTCACCAATGTTGGCAAAGCCGATATTGGTAGCGCCAGCCTGAACGACGAATTGCGCGTTTGGATCATCGATCACATAGGCCTCAACGTCGCCAGTGGCATCCGAACCGGGCCAGTAGTTTGACCAGACGGTGCGCTTTTGCGAGGTAGAGGTGTACTTGCAGCCGACAAAGATGCCTTCGACGCGGACGGTCGAGGCGGTCGCCTGAGCGATGTAGCCGGTGGTCAGCGGGATAACCGCGTCACCGCTGAAGATTGCTGTGCTGTTGCCGGAGGCAATGTAACGGACGTTCTGTTCAAAGGTGGGAACTGAGCCCGTACCCTTGACTTGTCGAAAACCGAAAGGCGAATTTGTATTCGGCATGACGGGTTCTCCTCTTGGGAAAGCCATCATCGCGCCACCGAGGGCGATTCAGAGCCGGGGATATGCAAAATCTCCACACCGGGGGAGAATGACCTTAGAAATAAGCCGCTTTCTGAAAAAGCGCAAACAAAAAAAGGGCGACCCGAAAGCCGCCCCTTAATCTTAGTCCTTAGGGATTGGAATTGCCTCGTAAGATTTGCTGACCTTGGCGAGGGAATTGCCCTTATTGTCTCGGCCAAAGTGCCCATCCGGAGCCGCATTAAGCTGCGCCTCTTTGTGGCGAACCTGATTGCGAGCGCGAAGCTTTTCGATCTCACGGGCCTCTTCAGTAAGCTCCATGGGACGTTCCATCAGGACCATGCCCTTGCGCTCGATCGTAGAGAACCGACCGCCGTCAGGCATGTAGGACGGGTGACGATCTGCGGGGACCGGCTCCCAGCCCTTGCGGGCCAAAGCCACCTGATAGGCCGGGTCCTCTTGGCCAAGGATGGTCTTGCGCTTCCACTCATACGACCAGCCAGCCGGGACGTCAGACTGGTTGATGTGGAAATCATCCGTACCCTCATCCATGTTGCCGCCGTTGTGATTGCGGATTTCCGCAGCCCGGCGAGCAGCGCGGGTGCGGGGATCTTCTTCACGGGGCGCGGCGCGAAGGTCTTGGCGAAGCGACTGGCGCTCGACATACTCTTCGGGCTCCTGCTCCGTGACCATGGCTTCCTGCTCGATCTCTTGAGCAGCATCTTTCAAGGGGTTGTTCATGCGTGCGCGGGTGCGCTTTGGGGGCGACTGTTCCATTAGTGGAGCTTCCCTTCCTTCTGGAGAGCCAATTTGTTGCGGGCATATTCCTGATCGGTCATGCCCATCATTTTTGCCATTTCGCGTTCATCAGAATTGAGACGAACGACATTGGGTCGGCTGCCCGTGCCCGTGCCGCTGCGCGAGACTGGCGCAGCAGGCGGTGCGGTTCGACGCTGAGTAACCTGAGCTGCAGATGACGTAGGGTCATTGTCGAGGTTCACCTGTGTGGATGGCTTAATCCGCAGGGTGTTTTCAATCTCGGCAAAATACTCATCCGAATCGACCGGGATATCGTCGGCCACGGCCAGATTGTGCGCGGCCAGCATCTTTTGGAACAGGCGCTGGTCGGTGGCATATTCTGGGTGAGCACGCACCCAAGCCGCAGATCGAGGCGAAAGCTGCGCGGCCATAGCCTCGACAGGATCGGCCACATAGGGCTGCGGCGCGGCCTGCTTGGGCTGGGCTTCAAGCGACTGCTTGCCCTGCTCAAGCTGCAAGAGCTTCGCAGCATTGGTGGACATTTCCGACTGAAGGTCAGCGGCCCGATCGTAATCGCCAAGGCTCATGGCCTCGCGATAATTGGCCTTCAGGATTTCGTTATTCTGCGTGACCGTCGCGATCGCGTTGGTCACCAGATGGTAACTGTTTTCCTGAACCTCAGTTTGGGCAGTGAAGGCGGCCTGATTGGCCTCGTTCGCCCGGCGCTCAGCCTGAAGGCGGGCATCACGCTCACGCTCATACCGCTCCTTCATTTCCCTCAGGGCATCCTGAGGCTCAATGACCGGGCCAGATGGGGCGGCGTCCTCGACCTTTACGACCTCAACATCGCCCTCAGTCCCCTTAGGGGCCTCATCAATTTCAATATCGACATCAATTTGATCGTCTTTGACAGACATCTTCTGCTCCTACCAGACCATGTCAGGGTGCGGAATGCGCCCACGGACATTGGTGTCATCCAAAATGCGGCACAGGACATTGTTAATCGTGATGCTCCAGCCATCCGATGGGCGGAAGACCAGCCAGTCATTCACGTCAATATCCATGTCCTTGAACCACTGATCGCTACTGTCAACGAATGCGGTCGGACCCTTTTTAACCACAAGGCCGACCTTGCCTTGGATCTTGTCCTCATCAACCGTCTGAGAGGTCAAATAGATGCCGCTCTTGGTCTTTTGGGGGCGCACATAGACGGCCACCACGACTTGATTGTTGAAGATTTCCAGATCAGAGATGTCCCCAAGCTCGGCCAGAAGAACGTCTTTAGGGTCGGTTTCGTGCGTCATAACCATATGAGGCATATGTTTTCTCCTTATCGATTTGAGATTTTAGTCTGCACTTCATCACAGTAATCGATCACAGAGCGCATGCCCTGCAATCTCCCTACATGCTGCTTGTACTCGGCATAATCAACCGGTGTGCCGGTCGAAAGCACATCCTTGATGCGTTCAATTTCTTCCTCAAGGATTTTCTTAAGCTCGACCTCAAATAAAATATTGATATTCATCATGTTTTTGGGCGTCCTAATAAATAGGCGTCCCGATGATCAGGACGCCTATCTGTATCTTACTGTTCCCCGTAAAGGTCAATTTTCTTTAATCGACCTAGGCCGCCGCCCGCGCCAGTGGTGCCCTTGGCCATTGCGTGGGCCACGCGGCCACCGCTTTTGCGCGGCATGGGCATGCCCGGAGGCGGACCCATTGGCGGACCACCGGGGGGCGGACCCATGGGCGGCATCATGCCGGGAGGTGGGCCGCCGGGGGGCGGGCCGCCCATAGGCATACCCGGAGGTGGGCCAGCGGGCGCGACAGGAACCGGAACGCCGCGTGGCGGCATTGGCGGTGCGCCAGCGCCGGGCTGGGCCTGCTGGCCACCGGGGTGGCCGCCAATGATGATGTTAATGTTTGTTTTGCCCTTGCCTGTGCGACCGCCATGCTTGCGGGCCATACGGCCACCGGTCGGGCGCGTACCTTGGAAGACGCCGTCAGAGACGCTGCCGCCGTCTTTCTTTGCGCCAAGGAGCATAGCGGCGGGGGACAGGTACTTTGCGGCTTTGGGGTTTGCCGCAAGCGCCGCAGCGGGCGAAAGCATCTGAAGGATGCCGCCGTCTGCCTTGTGTGCGCGACCGCCATCCTTGCGGGCCGTGTACCCCCCAGAGCACTTAGCGCAAGAGCAAGACCCGCCATGCTTCAGGCCCTTCATGGACTTCTGTCGGTCATGCTTTTCGTCCATCTCGGACTTTTCCCAGTCCGCATGAGACATCTTGTATTTAGCAGCTAGCTTCTTGTCTTGGCGCATGTCCTCTTTCGATCCTTCGAAAGAGGCCTCTCCGCCCTTTTTGTAAGGGACGGGACGACTTGCAGCAGCGCCAGCACGACCGGCGGCAGCCGTAGCTGCAGCATTTTGAGCAGCGGCAGCCTTTGCCATGCGGATTTCTTCAGGCGATGGGCCTGATGCCACAGTCTTAACTGGGACTTTAGGCGGTACAGCCTTGTCGAGTTGAGCGGCAGTGCGTCCAAAGTCGCGACCCTCATTGTTCATGCTGCGGAGACGTGCGGCATTAAGCTCACCACCATCGGCACGCTTCTGACGACCACCAGCCTTATAGGCTTGGCGACCGTTGCCAGTAGGCTCACCGCCACCGCCGCCGCCCGAAGAGGAGCCAGAAGGAAGACCCGCCGCCTTGGCCGCCATAGACGTAGCGCCATTAAACGCCATTCGTGAGGTTGGGACAAACGACTTGTCCGATGGCCCGGCAAGCCCGCCCTCAGACTTTTTAGGGGCACCGCCGCGCTTAAAGCCTCCGACATGCTTAACGCCGTCGCGCTTTTCGTTGGCTTCCTTTTGATTTCGGTTCATCAGGTCAATGGCGTAGGTGCTTCCACCAGACTTGCGAGCCATGCGGCCCGCGTTGGGGCTTGGGGCGCAGCCATCGACCTTGTCCATGACCTTGCCACCGCGCTTGAACTGGCGGCGGGAGATGGGGCGCATGCCTGTGGCCTTGTCAGCATCCAAAGGATCAGGCGTCACATACCCCGATGCATCAACCTTTTGGTTTGGATCGGTTCGAGTGATGCGTGCGATCTTGGCATGCATCGCCTTTCGGGCTGCTTTGGCGGCTTCAGACATGATGTTCTCCACAAAACCGGCGTCCCGGCATTAGTTGGCCACAAGATAGCACACCCTGTAAAAGCGGCGAGATGATTTTTTAGCGGCGCTTTTGGGCCCTCATGGCGACGCCAATGGCCTTGTTGACTGTGCCGCCCTTGTTCAGGCCGTAGTCTTTCTGCCGCTCAAGCCCCTGCTGAATGCTCTCAAGCATGCGATCATTGATCGGCTGGGTTTGCTTTTGTTCCTCAAAGAGCTTCCTAGCGGTTGATCGGCCCAAACTATCCGGCGAATAGGGGTGAATAATTTGACCGCTTTTTGTCGGGTTAGACAGCATCTGATCAATCACGTCAGGCATGGCATAGTGGCGCTGAACCAAGGGAACATCGCCCCAATATTCCCCCGGCGTGTCGGTGGAATATGTTGAGTGTTCAAAGGATTTAGGGTGAGTATCGGTGGCGTCAGGATTAAATTTTACAATTCGATGCCCAAGCATGTTTCCGGAAGCGCCCTTAACATCTGGATCGGAAATTGCAGCACGGGTTACGCCCACAGAGGGAAAGCCCTTTTTGGCCCACAAGGCAGTGTCCATATATTTCACAATGTCACTGCGATGGCCGCCGGGAAGATCGCGGGCAAACTCACTTGCGGCCTTGGCGTTTTTGATTCCCGGCCAAGTCTCAAGATATTTGATAGCAGAAGCACGTTTGGCGACAGACTTATCGTCCGTGCCCTTTATGTGCTCACCGCGCATGATGCTCTCATCAAAAGCTTTTGCATCGGCTTTTGAGATATCTAGCGTCGGAATTTGAGCCATTAGGGCATCAAACATATTGTGCGATGAATCCACCGCCCTTGGACCCATTGGCCCAAAAGCACCGAAAACAGGACCAGTTTTGGCCGCAGCCCGAATGACCTTTTGCAAAGCGGTCGCATGAGATGGGTTGTTTGCCCAGACCTGACCCTTGTTGGGCTCGCGCATGTAGGATGTGCCAGCATGCAGATCGACCGGCCAAGCAAGCTCCTTGCCGTTGATGTGCGTCAGGCGGCCAAGGGCAGATCGGTCACCGCCTAAATTCAAAAGCGTTCCGCCCTCTTTGTGCAGGGCCTCCCAGCTTTTATGCTGAATGTCCTTAGGGGTAACGCCGGGGATGTTCGCAACCGTTGCGGAAACGTCAGAAACGCCCATGGGCTGCTTGACGTTATAGAAGCTGCCGGTTCCAGTCTCGCCGCCCATTGGCGTCTTTAGGCTGCGGGCAATCATCAAAGCCGAATTGACGCTCTTAGGATCGGCACTGAAGGGACTTGAGACCCTTGCCAAAGCCGCCCTGACCCTATCCATATCTGGCGATCCGCCCTTGCTAAAGCCAACCTCGCCACCCTTGGCATATGCCTTAAACCCGCGCTTAAGGATGCTCTCGCGCATGCGAGGCGTGATGGTCAGGCCGGGCAGTGGTACGGAACCGTTTAACGAGGCAGGCACCCAATCAGCACGGCTCTCCGCCCCAACCTCATGATACCCCAAATGTGCTTCGGGATCGTGCTCACGAGCAAGCTTTATCAATCGGTTTGGCAAGAGCTTGTCGTAATAGCCCTCCATGCCCTCTCCGCCAGTTTTTAAGTCGAGGTTAGATAGCTTTTTCCAATCACGATATGGCCCGTGAACCCGATCTCCGTGCCCGGCATGAATCTTGTCCGCAATTTCTTTTCCAAAAATATCGCTTATTTCAGAATGAGTTTTTCCAGCGTGAGCCGACAACTCTTCACCGTTTGAATCATGAGCAACGACGGTGTGTGTGCCGTCCTCTTCAGGCTCATATTCAATATGGTCAATATGATGACTTAAGTCATATCTATTTGCCTGCTCTTTTCCGGGCGTCCAAACGAACTTATCGTAACCACCTTTAGCGGCCTCAATAAGTGCCCGCTTCAGCCCTAGATCGGTCCAGTTTTCGGTTTTATTAATATATGGGGCATCCGGCCCTATTCCGGCCACTCCTTTTTTTCGTGCATCCTGACCCCAATCGCTTTGCAACTCTTCAAGATGTAACACCTTTTGACCTTCAGGCGTAGATCGATCAGACATACGAAGATGTGCGACAACATTGGGTTCGTGCCAATGAGAAGATTGATAATTCCCCCCGAGAGCATCATTCTCAGGAAGATGCATTAGCACTTCTCGATAATTTCGTCTTGGCCCAGCCATTTGGTATTTGTGGTACATCGAGGCCCCGTGAGAGTTGCTAGGAAGCTCCTCTCTATCATCCGTAAAAAAGTCTTCCGGCAAATCCCAATCAGGACCATCCAGAATGCCAGTTTGGTTGGCCGGATTGGAGGCAACCTTATATTTGCCGTGTGGATGGTATGTCTTTTCAAGCAATTGCGGAATGCGATTGTGAAAATGATGAACCAAATCCTCTTTGGTTACGCTAGGTTGATTAGCAAACGCTTCATTTGCTCCCGACCATTTAAATTCATCGGCCTTTACGCCGGGCGATGTGGAAATGGCACGAAGCATGTCCTGAGGACGCCCCTTGGCCTGCTTTAGACTGTCGGCAGCCTTTGCCGCTTGGCTGTATAAGCCCGCATCGTTCAGATCATTGCCATCATCAACCTCGCCGCCCGCAGCCCGATGCACAGCCTGCCGATCGCGAATAACTTGCTCGGGGTGCTCAATGCCAATTGCCCCGCCCTCAGGCACCTGATGGCGCATAGCCTCGATCTGCTCAGCGGCGGTCGCATGCGTACCTGCAGCCGATACGACTTCGTGCCCTTCGTGGTCACGAGCGACAACAGCCACGGGATGCTCGCCTTGCATGATACGCTTGGCGATGTCCTGCTTGGAATAGGGACCAAGGCCCAAAACCTCATTTAGGCGGTGTTGACGTGAGGCTTCGTGGATTTGCTCTTCGGTCACCAGCGCCGGGTTGAAGTGGAACGTGCCATCAGGCGTAATAGTCTCGCCAGCGCCGTCAGGAGCTTCAGGAGCGGGGTTTCCGCCCTTGGGGTACATGACAGCCTTCCGGCGGCCCTCCAGCAGTAGCTGGCGCTGGTGCTCAAGCGTCTTGTCGCTCTCGGGCAGGGTCTTACCTTCGTCGTTGGTGTCGATCTCGCCGCCCTCGGAATACCCACCATTGGCGTATCCCCCGCTAGCCCGCTCGACCGGCGCACCATGTCCAAAGGTCGGAATGTCTACCGACGCAAAACCCGGATCGACTTTAGATGCGATCCGCTTTGCAAGCATGATGGCCTGAACGGCTGAACTGGGGGCAAGTTTCATCACTCAGATCCTTCAGTGCCCAGTTCGCGTTCAATCGGGCCAAGCTGGCTCTCGGCAGCAGCCGCGCCTTCTGGATGCAGCATAATATCCCGCGCCAATTGAAGCAATTGAATGCGCTCACGGCTGTGGCGGTCGAAGTCACGGTTCTTGTCCTCAGCATCGCGCTCAGCATGCTTGACGGTAAGCTCCTCGCGGCGCGTCTGGGCATCCATCATCTTGGCCTCTACGGCCATCAGATCGGCCTGCGTGTCCTGCTGCTGCATGCCCCCGCCAGCCAGACCCTCTTGGCGAGGCGCGAACGCACCGCTTTGGATCTTGGCATCGACCTCTTTCATTTTGGCCTGTGCGCTCGTGGTCTGAGCGTCGGCGGCCTGCTTCTTGACCTGAATTTCGGCCATGACCTTTTGCAGTTCTGGCGGCGGTGCGGCTTGAGCCGTCTTGGGCGCAAGGAACTGCTGCGGGTTGTTCCAGCCGATAGCCTGCAGGGCCGCAGTGTCGATCGCCAGAGGATCGTACATTGACGGATTGGCGGCCTGAAGCTGCTTCAGAGCCATGATCTTCATCACACGCTGGCCGTGCGAGGCAGTGTTAGGGTCTGCCTGCGGCACCAGTTCGCAATTGTTGATGGCCTGCAGGAACATCTGCTCGTCCCATTGCGTGGCGGACGCATTCTTGCGCTGCCAGAAGCTCTCAGGATGCTCCTTAAAGCACTCGACGAGCAACTGAAACTCCGCCGCCTGCGAGGCGTGGATGCGCTTGTGGACGGCGTTCATGACCTTAGTGGCCTGCTCGATCATCGCCAGCGTCGTTCCGACAGGCGCTTCAGCCTTGCCCTCACCGACCTGTTGCTCAGATGTGCCGCCGATTCGCATGCCGGTGTTGGCCATGTCGCCAACAAGCTGCATCAGCGCCTGCGAAGGTGGCTGATAGGGCAAAGGCATGATGGCCTGACTGATGGGTAGACCACCAGTCTTGACGAGAGCACCACCGCCGGGCGGCACGCGGAAGATATTGGTGTTCTGCCGCGCCCCAGTGTCAGCCATGAGGAAGCCGGGGAAGTTCGAATACATTCCGGCGTCCAGAAGCTCGCGCCATGCGGCTGTGATGGCATTGGTCGTGTTCCCAAGGATGTGAAGCAGGCCGATGTCATAGAAGCCCATGCCCGGCACAAAGGTGTACTTCACAAACGTCGTGCGGGCATCTGGAAGGTCTTGCGTTTCCTCGTCATAGTTCCGAACGATCGACAAAATCTCACGAGACGTCAGATCGATCGTCACCCGGTAGGGGATTTCAAGCCCGCTGATCTTGCCCTTGTGCTTGTGCTCAAAGCCCGCAATATCAAGCTCGCAATAGCACTCGTAGATTTCCCGATCACGGTCCTCAGGGCTTCCGGCGTTGGCATCTAGGCCCTGCTGGTTTTTTTCTTCGCGCTGCAGGCTGTCCAGCTTAGGCGCATTGGGCATGCCCAGATCAATATCGCGATAGACGCCCAAGATCTGCAGGCGCTTAACCGTCGAGGGGCGCATATAGACGCGGTGCGTCACGCGCTTGGCGTTAGACAGGTCTGTGGCGCTGTTATTGACGATCAAATCGTCGGCATCGACTGATTCGCTGACCGGACGATTGCGAAGAGGGCAGAAATACACCTTTTTGAACGACGTGCCGCCAAACCCCAGCATCAAGAGCATGCGGTCGGTGTCTGGGTAATATTCCTTGGCCGTTGCAGTCAGATAGTGGTTTAGGTCGCGCTCAAGGGCGTTGGCAAGCTGGTCTTCGCGCAGTTCGGCGTTGTTATCGTCGTTGCGGATCTTTACCGGACCATCTGTGGGCAGCATTTCAGACCGTGCATTGGCCTGAAAGCGCAAGACGGCCTCCAAAAGCAGCGGGTGGCGCACTTGGCTCATGCCCTCGACGGGCGCACCCTCTGCAGAACCGCCAGACTTGCCAATCTCGATCTTTAGGCCAAGAAGCTTTACGCCCTGACTGCGCTCTTGGATCCACTCCTCGCGGCTTTTTAGGTCAGACTCAATGCCGCGAAGCAGTTCTGACGAAATGCGGCCCAACTCACCGTCTTCGATGTCCTCAACAAGGTTATCGAACCACTCCAGCGGCCCACGGTTAGCCGCCTCCCCCAAAGGCGACCCGTCAAGCGACACAGTGACCGATCCGTCGCCATGTTCGATCTTGATGATATTGCCCTTTTGGTCAACGTCCGGCACATCTTCGGCCTCGTCGCCCATTTCGATGACGACATGGTCCATATCGGGCTCAGCAGCGGCCCCAAGGCCACCAAGGCGGATGTTCGGCGTCAAACCGGGTGTCATGGCCATGTCTTAGTGCCCTCTATCTCAACGTCTCGCAGGCATTCCATCTCTTCTTCGAACAGACCAATGCCTTCCATAGCGGCCACATTATCAGTTTTTGCGCGGATGTTGTAGGTGCGGGTTCGATCAAACGGCGCGAGGCCCGTAACGACCACTTCCCAAAGGGGTTTTGGTCCAAATTCGATCTTCTCGACCGATGCGGTCGCCAAAATACGATCGGTAATCATCGCTATCGTTCCTATGCGGGGTAAAGCGGCTGCAATTGGCCGCCGGGATAGGTCTTCATGGACTCGATCTCTTCAATTCGCTCAGCGCCACGGGTCAAAAGCCCAATATCACGCATGTGGCGCAAGGCCTGAGACACCGTATCGACCATATCGTCGTGCTTTCCCTTAGGGAATTGTCCGACTTGGGTGATTAAGGCTTCTGCCCACGACCGATCTGGCGCATAGATCATGCCCTCGGCAAACAGATGCTGGATCGAATAGAGGCGAGACAGCTTATCTTGGCTCTTTGGGTCGTGAAGCTGCACGCCAAACCGCTCGTGGTTATACAGACGCCGGATTTCCTGCGCCACAGAGTGTCCGGCGGCCTTGTTCTCGATTAAAAGCACGTCAACCTTGAGCGACCGGCATGTCTTGGCGACCTTTTCGACCAGTTCGTGGATCTCCAAACGTGCCTCCCAAGCATGCATCAGCATGACCTTGGGCGCGGCGTCCATATAGGACCGGTCGATATACATTGGCCGACCATCAGCATCCAAAATGCGCGAGGCCTGCGCCGTCGTTTCAGACGTGAAGACGCCCCAGATGCTCAGGGCGCTAGGGTCATTCATTGTCTTGGTCGTATAGGCGGTGTCCAAAGACGCCACGATGTAATCCATCGGCGGGAAGGACGCATCCTCCCACAATTGCCACCAGTCTCGCTTGATGACACCGCCCCCGGCGGGCTCAGGACGCTGCTGTAGCTGACCGGCGGCGGAGAACGGACCCAAGGCACGCTCAAGGCGCGACACCTCTGCATCGCCAAACCGCTCGGGCCAGAGCAGTTCGCCCGGTTCGCTTCGTGGATCCTTCCAGCCGATACCAGATACAAATGACCGCTCAGGTTCATAACGCATGGGAAGCATCAGGTGCGTCCAGTCATCGCGCTCCTTCTCAAGGATGTGGCCGGTCAGGTCGTCTTCGGCCAGACGCTGCTGGATGATCACGAACGCGCCCGTCTTGGGATCGTTGAGACGGGTGCTCATGGTGCCGTCCCACCACTCCTTGGTGGTCTCGATCGTGGCCTCAGAGAAGGCCTCAGACGCAGCGTTGGGGTCATCGACGATTATGCAATTGTGGACGAGAACTCCATCAGCAAAGAAGTTGCTAAATTCCTCAACTTGTATGTCATAGACCCACTCCTCTCTTGTGCCCAAAGATGCAACAGAGGAGACACCGTCAAAGTTCCAACGTGATGTTTGGCATGACAAGGCTGGCAAAGAGTAATCAGGTTTTCCGGCTCGTTGTTTTGAGGGTTGTGATCCACATGATGGACATGAAGAATTGATCTTGCATGAGATCCCCGTGGAAGCTTCATCTCCGCCTCCCCGCAAGCTGTGCATTCGTGATCGTCCCGCTCCAAAACAACCCGCCTCATTAATTTGTAAAGATTCGAGTATGGGGAATTGTTCTTGAAGTTTGAGTTCAATCTCCCCCGCATTCTGTCCGAATGATCCGCATCCGCACAAGCTGGAGAACAATATATTGTCCATATCTTGCCGCTCGGCATAAGTTTCATTCCGAAAATCGTTCCACAGCGGGGGCAAGATCGTTTCTTTTGATTTTTCCACCGCCATATTGCCTTGCAAGCATCCGAACAACATTTCGAGTGTCGGGTCTTTCTTGGCTTTTCGCAAACGACGCATTGAGCCGTATTTTTTGTCGCATGATGTGCTGAGCAACATATTTTCGAGCAATAGGCATCCCGACTGTTTTGCTTGAGCGCCTTCCTTGCTTCGTATAGTTGTTTTTCCGTCCGCTTCCCGCAATTGTCGCAAATCAAATGAAGAACTATTGTCCTTCCCGTTTTCGACAATAAGCCCGTCTCCTCTCCCCATTTCAGAAGCAAAGATATATCCCCACCCCGGTGAGAAGATTGGATGGTCTCCAGTACAGATAAATCGATTTCCCGAAAATGAATCCAATTGATAGAGGTCATTTGACTTCCTACGGTGTGTGGCTAAAATTTTAGAACTTACCACCTTACCCCGTGAATGATCAAACGCCAATATAATGTCACCGATTTTTAGAGATTCGATTGGAACATGGCCCGCAGGCGTTGAAACCATCGTTCCCGCCACAAAACAGCTTCCGCCCTCACCGGTCACCGCCGCGCCAACGGACGTGATCAGGCGCTCACCGCCCTTGTCGTTGGAGAAACGGCTTTTGGTGTTTTGGTCGCTGTTGAGCGTAAACCGATCACCCCACATGGACTGATACCACGGGCTCTCGATCAGGCGTCGGCACTTGACACTGTCTCGCAAGGTCAACTGCTGGGCATAGGACGCATGCAGGAACTGCACGCCCGGCCCAGAAGTGGGGCCGCGATAGCTTTGCGCCCATGTCCATGCTGGAAAAGCCACCGAAGTAATCGATGACTTTCCAAAACGCGGAGGCACATTAATTATTAGACGTCTAATTTCCCCATCAACAACGGCTTGCAGATGTTCCGCAATTGCCTCGATGGGCCATCCGTCAGTCCATGGTGAGCTATCGATGTAGCGCCACGCATGGGTCAAAAACAGATAGAGGCTGTCTTCGTATTCCGCCCGATCCAAGTCGAGCAATTGTCTTTTGGCATCGACCGTCAGACCACCAAGATCAACCTTCATTTGCCTCAAATTCCTCTTCATCGGAGGTGTCTTTGTCGTATTGACCCTGCTTGTCGATCGCCTTTTCAAGGATCTCACGCAGTGAATCGCGCTGATCTTGGGTCAAATCGCGGCTATCGACCGTCTGCGTGCTGGTCTCGCTTTGGATCGGATTGCCGTCTGGGCCGGTAAGCTCAGTGCGGTTTGTCTCACGCCAGCCAAGCTGCGTCTTTGCCCAGAACATGGCTGCAGGGGCGCAGCTTTTGTGGTTGATGTCCGTGGCAATCTGGAAAAGGGTCGAGACGACCTTAAAGTTCTTCTCGCCCTTCGCCTTCTTAAGCTCAGCGGGATAGTATTTGACCAGCGTATCGACATGCAAACCCATCATGTCGGCCACCTGAAGGTTGGTCATACCCATGCCAGCAGCCTCGGCCACTCGCTCGCGGCTTTCGTCTGTGGCAACATGGGCTGGTCGTCCGCGTCGGCGTGGTGCGTCGGTCATGGGTGCATCCTATTCATTTGGTCTAATATATCTGTGCGCCGGTCGAAAAACTAGCCCCCCATTTAAGTTGGATTGCAAGGCCATGATTCCATCTGGGCCTTAACGACCAGCAATGGCGCTGAATCGTTTCTGGTTGCCGGGTGACGGGTGATGTAGCTGATCACAACGTCCTTGACCTGACCGACTGTAACACCTGCGGGGGCACAATAGGGTTTGGCCTTATTGGATAGGGCCCAGAGCGTAAGTGTCGCATCTGCGCCACGGATGTAGCCAAAACAAACGCCGCGCCCCCATTCGTCGGAGCTTGTGCAAAAGCCCAAAAGCTCATTGCCGTCGTCCGGAACCACGTCTCTGGCCTGCGTGGCCGCAGGCACAAGCACGATCGCGATAGGTAGGATTAGCTTCAATAGGTTGTTCATGATCCAATTCCGTTCAAAACAATTTTCGCGTGAGCCAAAAGCCAAACGCAGGAATACCAAGAAAAGCAGGCCGCCGGTGCAAGCACCAAGACGGCAATGAATGCGGCGACGATGGATGTCGCCCATGAAACGGACTTATCGCTCATCACTCCCCCTCCTCGGGCTGTAGGGCAAGTCTAGCGACGGCTGCCCCGGCGATTACCAACCGGCCAACAATAGTGCTGAGGTCAGCAGCACAGGGCTTACGCTTTGGCAGAGACACAGGCTGTATCTCTTGAGCTTTTGCGTAGCCATGAAAGTCAAAAATGCTGAGTTCGCTCATCACTCCCCATCCTTGGGCTGTAGGGCGGCGCGGGCAAGTTCGATGCTTTCCAGTTCATCTTCCACCTGCTCATCTGACAAATTCGAGCCGTTGCCAGCCTCGCTTTCGCACCAAGCAAGCAACCTATTGATCGCATGTTCCAGCCGCTCGATCTGCGCCGCCTCCCGCTGCGACCGTGCCAGCAGGATTTCATATTCGATTTTTATCTCGCGATAGACCTCGGCCTCGTGTTTATAGGCCTCGATTTCCGCCGCCTGAGACGCGATGGTGGCGTCACGCTCGGCAATACGAACAGCGTGAACCTCGGCCATTTCCATAATCGTGCTCATGCCGCGCCCTCCGGCTGAGTGATGATGGCGTAGTGGGTGACTTTTTGCCAAAATCGGTTGTCTGCACGGCTTAAACCATAAGGCGGCATGTACGGATTTTTGGGATCATAATTATGGGTCATAACCCAAGCGTTTAAATCGATTGGACAGATACTTGACCCATCATGCTTAACCCAAACCATCCCCGGCTTGGCCTCGGCTGCTGCGAGGGCGCGGCCTCGTTTGATGCTAGCAAGGACCAGTGCGTGATTATCAAAGTTTTCGCTTGGGGCAATCAAATCCCAAGCCTCCGCAATATCAGGATCAACCGCCACAGGCTTCGGCTCCGGCTCTGGCGAAAATGGCCTTTCGCCTTTTGAGCAAGCTTTTAAATCGGCAACAAATTTTTCTAACGCTACCAAGCGATCCTCCATAATCTCTCGGTCGGTTTTGATCCAAGCCTTGCCCTCAGACAAAAGTATAGTTCCTGTTTGTTCGTTCATCAGATCGTTCCCTCCTCAACCATGGCCATCACGGCCTCGCTGACGCCATTGCTGGCCTTCTGGTAAAGCTGCCATGCCCGATTGTTGCGCGAGCGTGTCCAGAGCCTAAAGGCCTGCTGCTGCTTTACCTGAGCGGTCTTGAAGCGTATTTGTGCCTGTGTCGCCACGTCACGCCTCCGCCTTTTTTTCGATAGCCCTAACTATATCCACAGCCGTTTTGCGGATCAGATCTTCAACCTGAAAGACAATCTCATCAATCATGGCCATATCGCCCGCACAAGATGCGGCAATCGTCGTGCCCATGTTAAAGATTAGGGACGACATAATGGCCTCCAGAGCGGCGTCAAAACCCTCTTCACCAGCAGCCGTCACCCCCCACAATGCGCTTTTCAATGATGAACTCAGGATCGTGTGGAAGTCTTGAGGCGACATAGGTTCGCTTGCGTTAATCAGTTTCATTGGTCGCCATCCTGCATGTGCGATGAGAGGAACAATCTGCGAAGCCAGCGCGGGACCCTTGCGACGTCGCGCTTGTAGGCAATAATCTGCGAGCGGTAATACTCACCATCGGCTTGGTACATGATCCTTGCGGCAGCGTTTTGCGCTTCCTTGCTATTCAAGGCCCGATCGTATTGTTGGGCCGCGACTTGAGCGAGACCCTCAAGCTCTTGGATCTTGCCCTTAAGCTCCTCAACATAGGCGTCGCGATCATCTGCCGTGGCCACATGGACAGCGATGTCCTTTTGGTATTGGTCAATGCCAACGGTGAGGCGCTCAATGGTGTTGGCGCGTTCGCTAATCACCGTCTCCAATCGGCTGATTTCGCTTTCGTGGATCTTGATCTGCTGCTCAAGGCCGTCGATCAAATTCAGATGCTGCCCGGCAACAATCCTCACCGCATCCAGTTCGGCACGGATGGTGTTGTACCGATCAGTGACAGCAGCGCACGATTGCCCTAGAGCCACGCATTCGGTCTCTAGGCGCTCAGCCTTTGCCTTCCAATTGACGCGGATACCTGAGGGCGTTTCGTCCTGCGGCATTGGGGAGGGCATTACGCCCTCCTTTCGCTTAGCCATGATTATAGCCCTCCGATCGCGGACAGGTACAGGTCGATCAACGCCTCAAGCTCAAGGCGCTTAGCGCGATCCATCTTCCGCATGGCTACGATCTTGCGGATAGCCTTGACGTCGTAGCCATCGTACTTGGCTTCGGCATAGACCTCCTTAAGGTCACCAGCGATATCGTCAGCATCTTGATTGAGGCGCTCGATGCGCTCAACAATTGTGCGGAGGCGGGTTTGTGCTTCGCCATTAAGCACGTCGGCGGAAACTTTGTCGGTCATGTGTCTATTCTCCCTTCAGGAATGCGAGGAAGGTGCTGGCAATCTTGACGGTGCCATCAGTGCTTAAATTATTCTTAGCGCATATCGCCTGATAGCTCAGCGCACGGTCCAGCGCCTTAAGGCGAAGGTCGGTGTCTTCCTCGCCGCGAGCATTAGCGGCAACCATTTCAAGCAAATCGTAAAATTTAATTCCGTCTAAGCCCTTACCATCTGCTTCATCGTCGATGTGGTCGGTCATGTTGTCGTCCCTATAAAATTGAGCCATTGCGGCGTGAGTCATCGTCTGACACACGCACATTTGCATGGTTCGATATTATTTCCAATAGGGAAGTGGATTTATTTTAATTGCCGTCGATGACGGCTTGACCCCGGAAGTAGGCCACGTTTTTGATCACGCAGCAAAGCTCTGGCGGAAGCAGTTCGCCATTACGGAACGTCAGTACAGCAAAGCCGGACGTGTGCGGCGAGGGGTTATTCTCGGCATAGTCAAACTGCGGGGCTTGAGGGTCTGCAAGGCAGCCGGTGTCCACACCCCAACGATGTCCGTTATAGTCCCCCCATGGCGTCACCAGAAGCCTGTGGAGGTGGCCGGTCACAATCGAGCGACCCGACTTGAGAGTGTTATTGTACGCGGCATGCTGACCGTTGGCATACCGATGCTTAATCATCGTATTGTCGCTGACGTTGAGCGACCAAGCCATGTTCCAAGCCGGGAACCGCTCATCCAGACGAAGGATCGTGCCCTCAAACCCCGGCGCGACCGTGCAAAGGGTGCGATCTAATCGCGCATCGTGGTTGCCAATGTTCCAAAACAGTTCGGCCTTTTTGCCCGGCGCTGCCATCACAATCTCGTGCAGGCGCTCATCGCAGACCTCAAGCTCCTCCTTAACCGAGGGCAGCTTGCTCCAGCCCAAAGGCGGATGTCTGCTGACACTTGCCCCATCGAACGCATCGCCATTGTTGACGATGACGGCAGGCTTAAGATCCTTGATGACCTCGAGGAGGGCCATGTTGGCAATGGTCATGTCTTGGTTTGGCCACCAGTGGCAGTCCGAAAACACCACTATAGTGCCCTTGTCTAGGTCGAAGTCGTTCTGGCGCTTGTAGGCCCGGCCTATGTCCGTCTGCCAACCGTACCCAGAACCGCCGTGCGCTGCGGAGGTGGTCCTAAGGAATATGCCCTTATTGGATAGGGCGGCGCGTCTTAGGTAAACCGCCCTGACGTTGATGCCCAAAAACTCCGATACCCTTTGAGGGCTGCCCCCTGCTCGCTCCCATGCATCGACAAATGTAGCATCCGTTGTGGCGTGGGAATTTGCGGGCATGGTCTACCTTACGTTACTACGGTTGGCTATCCTCGCGATGGTGGCGGCAGTATAGGCGATTTTTGTTTTTTGTCATACCCCCCATGTTTTTTTTAGCGGAAGGGGGTGGGGGTGTTGGGCCGGTGGGCGTTTTTGGCATTTTTGGGCGTATGACGTTGGTGTGCACGCATACCCACCATAGTGTCTTCGCTATGCTACAGGGGGGTGTCGGGGGGCGCTTTTCATTTCTTTTCCGCGCCCGAAACGACCGCGTGCAGCGCAGCATTGCTATGTCGTTGTTTTTATTCAGCTTTCTGTCGCGCTGTCGCTTGCGCCTTCGCACTTGCAGCATGATCACTTGCCACCTCGAACCCGTCAAGACGCTTGACCCGCAGGGCGATACAGCCTATCGTGATGGAAGTAATCACATCCAATGAGGACGATCCGATGACTGACTATCCCAACTACGACGGCCTGAAGGCCGGAGGTTTTCCCCGCGTTGGCCCGCCCGCTGACTGGCCGCACTTCGGTGTGACCCACCGCACCGCCGACCAGCAGGCCCTGATCGCGCAGGCGCAGCGGAACTCAGGCTTCAGCGCTCATCAGGTGTACAACAGCACGCCAGAGGGACTGCAGCGCCTGCGTGCCCGCATCGGCCCGCTGCACGTCGTCAACACCCACATGCCGCTCGCAGCGGGCGAGGTGGCAGAGCTACGGCCCAAGCTGACCCTGACCCGCGTGCTGGGCGCTCTGGTCGATCTGGGCGCGACCGTGGGCTTCCTCGCCTTCGTGGCGTTCCTGCTGTCGAGGGCAGGCGCATGATGACCGGCGACGACTATCGCGCCCTGCTCGCACGCAACCACCTGAGGCAGGCCGACGCTGCATGGATCTGTGGCGTCGGGGAGCGTCAGGCGAGGGCGTGGGCGGCCTTGGGCGATCAGCCCATACCGCAGGCAGCGGCGCTGCTGCTGGCCGCGTACGACCAGCAGAAGATCGACGCCCGCTGGCTCGTGACGACGATCGGCACCGCACCGAAATAATATTGTTGACAGGGTGATTTACCCTATGGCATAGGTTGGGGGCGGGGCGATGTGCCTCGTCGCCAATCCTATGGAGCTACCCCAATGACCGCCATCCGCACCGACGCCGCCTTCGTTACCGCCCTCGCCAACAAGAAGGGCTATCTGCCTTTCGGTCCTTTTTGTACGCTCGACGGATCCGACACCGCCGCTTGGCTGCGCGAGCGCGGCTTCGACGTCGTCCGCAACTATGACGCCAAGACCCACGGCGTCGCCATCACCGCCTGCGGCATCACCGTATCGACCAACGGCTACGTTTCGCGCCTAGCCTAACCCCACCAGCCTCAAGGACCACGACCATGACCGAGACTATCCACACCGCCTACTCCATCCATAGCCGCAACGGCTGGACCGTCTATCGCGCCGTGGCCATCGTGCAGCGCGACGGCGACGCCTTCCGCCACACGCGCCGTGTCGGCATAGGCGACAGCGCTCAAGAGGCGCAAGACGACGCCGTGGCCCACGTCATGACCACATACCGCGACGAGGGTCTGGATGCGCCTCACGCCATCATCCACCACGGCAAGCGCAAGGCCCTGTTGATCGACACCAACCAGTTTTAGCCCCACCGCCCACGATACCCCGTAAGCCCGCCAGTTTGACCGCTGGCGGGCTTTCTGCGTCATCAGAAGGGTATGTCATCATCCAGCCCTGCGCGGCTGTCAGCGAGTTTCAGAAGCGGATCGTCGATCGACGCACGCACTGCGACCACCGTAGCGCCCGGAAACGACCGCTTCACAGACTGGATGAAATGCCCGCCCTCGACCATCCGGGCGACCTCCTCCAGCGTCCACAGTTCGACGTCACGACCTCCAGCGTCGTAGGTTGCCGCCTCCGAGGCGCTACGGGCGAGCGCCAGCACCCTTCCGTTGGCCAAGGCTATCTCCCAGACCCCAGACGCCAAACGTGGCTGTGCGGCCTCCGTAGCGACCCGGTCAGCAGCCTGCCACGCCTTGACCATCCGCTGCGACTGCACACGCACCTCCTCCAGATCGCCATGATGGATCGCATGGTTCACCAAATACCGCTGCCGGTCGAACCGCTCCCGCAGCCCGACATCGACCAGCATCCGCAGGCGACCCGCACCCCACCTTCGCTCCATCTCGATCGCCACTGCGTCCATCTCATCCAGTGCCGCCTGCCCCGCGATGTAGGTGCCGGGCGACCGCTGCCAGCTTGGTGCCGCCGGTCTTTCCACCGCCTTGGGTGCTGGTTTCTCATACTGCCTCGCCATAGGGATTTCCTTATTTAAAGATTGGCTTTATTGATTATACCTATACAACCTAAACGATCATACCAACTTGCTCAATGACCCACTCCAGCATGCCGGGGTGATAATCCTCCAGCAGCCTTGCCGATCGGTTGCGGGCGGCCACCCCATCCTTCACGCCGATCTGCCACATGCGCTTGGGCACCTTCTTGGCATCAAGGTAAAGCTGCGTCGAGATCCAGCCATGCTTGGACCAGTCCACGACATGCACTAGCAGCCACTTGCCCTTCTCGGCGATGATCACATCATTCGCCCTGCGCGACATCCTCACGCCCCCGACCACATAGGCCAGTTCGTCTGGGCCGATCCTTCTTCTGGCCATTGTTCAATCTCCTCTCAGATCATACGCCCAGCAGGGCATTGGGCTAATTCTGTCATATGGGTCGAAGACCCATAGGGGGGCGAAGCGGAGTGTCGCGAGACCGCGCCAAGCGGGCGAAGCGTACCTCCGCGCAGACCCCCCCCTATTTCACTAATGTTCATAGGGGGGGCCGACTTCCGCAAATGAACTTCCGCAAACCTCCGCAAACCTCCGCATTGATTTCATTGAGCTTTTAGACCGACTTCCGCAGACTTCCGCAGACTTCCGCAAATGCCCATTTGTTGATTTCATTGAGCTTTTAGACCGACTTCCGCAAACCTCCGCAAACCTCCGCAAGACTTCCGCAACCATCATTCGGCCTCCTGAATGGGCTGCCAGCCGTTGTCCGCACGACCGATGACCCGCAGTCCGCGAGCCTTGGTATTCTTGTTGTGTGTGTCGAGCGCGATGACGTTGTTCACCAGCCAAGCCTCGATCATGGTGGCCGCCATCTCTGGCGTGATGCCCCAGCCAATGATGTGCTGAACCGCATGGCGACCCTCGTGGCGGGTCTGTGGGGCGTTGGACCACGGCTTGTCTGAGTTCCAAGCTGAGGACATCGCGTCGAGGATTTTCTGGCAGATTTCTTTCGATGGCCATGCGTCGGCCTGCGGCGGTTCCTCACGGGTGATGTGGGCATAGAGCGACTGCGTACCCCGGACATCGCCCGTGTCCGTCAGCGCGAGCCTGAAGGGCACCTTCCAGCCATCTGCTGCTGCCTTGATCTTTTTGGCGGTGAGGTAACCGATTTCCTCGCCCTCCTCTCTGGTGACGGACAGGATGCTGTCGGCTGCGCCATCGAGGACGGATGATCCGCGCATGGTGCCGGTGGACTTGGCGACGTGGTGAACACCCAGCACCGCGCAGCCGAAGGTCTCGCGCACCTCGTCGCAGGCCTTGATGAACAGGGTGATCTCCTTGGCCGCATTCTCGTCCGCGCCGGGCAGGACGCGAGAGACCGTGTCCACCACGATCATGGCCGGTGGATCGCCTGCGCGGTTGGCCGTGGCCTCGATCGTGCGGAGCAGGCGGTTGATGTCGTCGCGCTGCATGAAATTGATTGACTGATGGACGAGGTAGAACGGCACGTCGTTGACGTTCTGGCCGGTGCCCTGCTCCCACGCCATGATCCTGTGTTTCATGTCCGTGGTGCCCTCAGGGCTGATATAGATCACCGGCCCATGGCGCTTGATGTCGCGTTCGAACCACTGGTCCTGCTTGGATGCGATGCTGAGGGCCATGCCGATGGCTATGAACGATTTACCTGAGCCCGGTGCGCCGGGGATGAAATTGAGGCTCTTCTCGATCAGCAGGCCAGAGATCAGCCAGACCGGATCGGGCAGGCGCTTGATCTGGCCGATGTCCAGAGCCTCATAGGTGTCGGCTATCGGTGCAAACTCATCCGTGATCTCGCCGGTCTCAGGATCGTAAGCGGGTGCCGCGTCCGGTCGATAGGGCGCGGCGTCCTGCTTTGGGCTGGGTTGACTAGCTGCCTCCGCCACCTTCGTGTTCCACATGCCGATAGCTATGGCCCACTTTTGCTGGAACAGGCTGATGCCCCTGCCCTCACGCTCAAGCAGGATATGGTTGGCTGTGCCGGGCTCTCGGATGCGCGATTTGACGTTGCGCTCGTAAAGCTGCCAAGCGTCTCGCATGTGCTCTGGTTCGGTGGGGGCGATGGGGAAGCCCGCCGTCTCCCTGTAGAGGTCAAGGACGCGACCCCAGATCAACCGGGTCATATAGTCCTCACGACCATCGATGATGGCTCCAAAGGCGTCCGTGGCGGCCTCAGGCGTCGGTGTGGAGGTGACAGGCCCCTGTGGCTGCGTGTCAGCGCCGCTGGCGGCTGTCCTGCCATGCTGGGCTAGTAGGGCGTCCACAGCATTGCAAAGCCACATGGGGGCTTCCTCGGCATCCATGTCCCATGGTGCCAGACCGTCGAGCCACTGGTAGACGCCCAGCACGCCCTGAGACGGCGGCAGCATGGCAAAGCCTCCGAAGCCCCTGATGTCCACGCCGATAGGCGTCTTGCCTGTCGGAGGTGTCCACCAGTCTGGGGCTGCGAACACAAGTTGCAGGCCGCCGGACTGCGTGCGCTGCGTCCATGTCTCGATGGCCATGCCATTGTTGTGCAGAGCCAGCAGGCCCTGCCACCACTGGTTTGCTGCGTCCGTTTTTGACGTATCGAGGTCCAGCACCCAGTAGCGTTTGCCGTGCGCCTTCACGCCGGTGATCATGCCCATATTGATCCGCAGGCGATACTGGCCAGATGTGGCGTCGTACCACTGCGTGAACAGTTGATCGTCGATCAGATCGTTCTCGTGAATCCGCCATGGCACCGCTGGCCGCTTCCACTGATCCGATTCGCCCGGCGCGAGAGCCGGGACGACCTGAAAGCCTTTTGATCGGTACATATCCGCCCACTGCTGGGGCGACGAAAATTCGGGATCGAAATCGGTCATGCGGCATCCATTGTGTTATTGTCCGCTGACGACCGCCACATATTGTGCTTGGCGCACAATCAGGTTAGATTGTCTTCGGTCCTTTGAGTTGTCTGACTTTGGCCGGTGTTTCTGAGCGGAGGCACCGGCCTAATTTTTGACTATGGATCAACCCCCAGCGCACGGTCAATCAATTCTCTGCCCCTCGGTGCGAGCAGATATCCAACCATTGTTGTGGTGATGATATCCGCCCCCAGCTTTTTCCGCATCCGGCTGACATAGACCTTTACGTCGTGGTTGGTCTGGGGGTCTTCGGTCCTCTGGTGAACACGGTTCGCATGCAGGAAGTCTGAGCGTCTGGGGCGACCATTGGCATGGTACAGGTGCATGAGGATACCAGCCTCATTGGGCGTGATGCCATAGGCCATGCACAGCTTGGCGTGCGCCTCTGTGTGGGCGTAGCCGATCTGCAGTTCCAGATCAGCGATCTTGGCCTTCAGCTCTTCGCATTGGGGACAGGTCATTTCAGGCCTGCCCCATAAATCGCGATCAGGGATGCGTCTGATCGACCGTCGTCTTTGATGCGCTTAAACAGATCAGCCTGATCGGGCCAGATTTCCATAGCCCTCTGGCGCGATCCGTCTTTGCCGCCACGAACCTTGATAGCCATCTGCCAGACCTTCGGGGTGACGATGGTCGTGGGGATCCCACAGGCGGCCAGAGCGCCGATCACCACGCCTGTGCTGTAACCGAAGCTGAACACGCTGGTGACGCCTTGGCCGGGCATAGCACCCACGCGCTCAACGCAAGCGGAGGCGATCTGCTGCTCCTGCGACGACAGAATGTGCGCGACCATCGCCGGGCTGATTTCGCGTTTCTTTTTGCCAGACCGCATGACCTCAAGGGTTGGCATGTCGTGGACCTCGATCTGGTGCGAGGCGGTGTCGTAAAAGGCGATGGCCCCGGACAGGCCGGGATCGATACCGATGACTATCATTTGGTTGTTTCCTAAATTTCTGTTTTGAACCAGACAAAATGAGGGATCTGCGCCGCCTGCCGATACGCCGCGATGACGTAGGCTGGCGGCGCGGCGGCAGGGCGCAGGACGGTAAGCTGCGCCGGGGTGAGGGAGATCATTCTCCAGACTTGCGCTTGAGGGCCGCGTCGGCAAGGGCGCCCATCGCAGGGTTTGCGGTGTGGTCGGCGATCAGTTCCTCGCCATCGGGGTCATTACCCCAGACGAGAAGCATCCAACCGACCTTGTTGCCGGTGGCGTCGAAAAACAGCATCTGGTCTTCGTCGGTCTCACCGATGTCGTCCCAGATCTCATAGAAGGTGGTGGATCGTGGCGACCACTCCTCGCCGTCATGGACGGCGATCGAGTAGCCTTCAGCCAGCGCGGCCTTGACCAGACGGCGGGCGACGCGCTGCTCACCCCTGTTAAGTTCTGCGTACATTTCGGTAGCTCCTATGAAAACAAAAGCATCAGGCCGTAGAGCAAGCCACCACCTAGCGCCAAGGCGCAGAAGCCGATGCCCATGCCCATGAGCCCAAACATGAACCTGTCGAATAGGCTGTCGCCCCCGTAGCCCCCGCCCTTTATCGCGCCAATCAAAAACCCGCCGATCAGGAAGATCATGATAACCGCAACGGCGGCCTTGCTGGTGGGCTCAGGGTTTAAACGATGCACGCAGTCTGCGTAGGCGATCTGGGCCTGTGTGTTGGCCGTCTGGGCGTTGAAGCCTTGGATGAGCACCCGACAGGACATGTCGTGCGCGCGCTCGGTTGCGGCGATTGCCGCGCTGTTCGCGGCGATGATAGCTACTGTAGCTGGCATTATATTTTCTCCATAAAATAAAATAGGGACGGGGATGTCCCCGCCCCTCGATACCTATATCGGGCAAATCGCCCTGTCAACCGCCTATTTACCGATGACCAACCGCATGTCGAAATTTCCGCTTCGGCGGCGGGCTGGCAATGGTGCCCATCTTGCGGTGGAACCGGCAATAGGATGACCCGTCGTCCTTAGTCTCGCCGCACATCTTCATGCTGTCGCCCTCGCCGGGCTGTAGCGTCTCCACAGGCCACCGGCACCCGCCAGAGCGCAAGAGTGCCAAGGGTGCCGACCAAGCCCCTGTGGGCGGCTCTGGCGGCGTTTCTGTGGCTTTTTGAGGGACTATGGCCATGCGGGGCTTCTCAGGCTCTGGGGGTTTGGGTGGGGCCGCAAGCTTAAAAGGGACACGCTTCCACGGGTTGGCGAAATTGTGCCGAACGCCACGGTTATTGATCCTTTTAAACGTGATCGTGGATTCTGGCAATTCAGGCGCGACGCCCTTGGTCCTGAGGCGGCTCAATTTGCCTATCACCGCGTTTCGGGTCACGCCGTAGCCAAGTTCCTTCGCGATCTGGGAGGCTGTTTTGCCCGCAACGTACATATCGACAAGGCGCGTGATGGCATCCTCTGTCCAGTCAAAGCAGTCTTCTCTTTTGGTCATTGAGTGGACCCTTCCATATGAAAGAATTGTATAGGAAATTGCGATAGTGCTGCGGCCCGACACCGATCGATCAGGGTGTCCTCCGGTTCACAGCAGGCATCGCAAATGAAGCCGATCAGGTGGGTCCGATCGGTGTAGCCATCCTTGATCGAGTAGGTGATCGAGATGGCGGCGGCATCGAGGGCGACGTCGGGCAGGACGTCGGAGCAGACGGCGCAAATACCGCCGGGCCGCGATCTGGCCAGATTGTCGCCAATCTCTCGCATGAGGGCGGTGATGACCGGATCGTCACCACCGAAGGACATATAGAGGGCGGCCTGCTCTGGCCGCACCACAAGGCAGTTGATCATTTGGCGTCATCCTCAGAAAGCGTTGGATGTCCCCAGCCTACCTGAAGGTGGCCGTGGTCTGGCCTGTAGTGCATGCAGCCCTCGCTCCGATCAGCCACGGATATCGGCAGGCCTGCAGCCATCGCCCGGCTTTCGGCATTGAGGGTCAGGCGCATGTCGCAGAACGTATTGAGGCACTTCAGCGGCGGCTTGCAGAAGGTCATGTCGCGATAGACGATCATGCGGCACCCCCTTTGCGGGCGAGGGTCCAGATTCTAAGGTCTAGGGGGTAAACCGCAGCCGCCAAGTCTTTCGCCCCCGAAACGCGGGCCATCAAGCAGCCCTCGGCGGCCTCAGAGATTGCCGCGATTTCCCATTCGTACTTGTCAATTTCGGACAAAAACACGTCCCCCACCTCCTGAACCGGCGCGGGCGGGTCGCAAAATTCGAGGATGGTGTCGTTGTGGATGGTTATGAGGGGCCAATCGCCGTCTTCGTCCCTGTCGCTTTCAATTTGAATTTGTACGCAGTCGGAAAAAATACTTCCAATCTTGGCCCGCAACGTTACCCACTTTTCGATATCCGCGTATTCTAGTTCCTTGGCTTTCATGATCGGTCTCCTTTGGCTTTGGCGATGGCGGCGAGCAACAGCGCAACAGCTTTTTCCTGCTTGTCTGGGCAGTATTGCAGGATGTGCGCCGCCCCTTGACATGCCTCCAGCAGATCGGGCGCAGCGGCGATCAGGCGGGCGTTGGCCCTGTCTTCAGCATCGGACCGACCAAGGTACGATTGGCCTATGATCTCAGAATCACAGGTACAGATGTAAACGTCGATAAAATCTTCATTTTGGTTTTCGACCCATGTGCCGACAGCATTCCAAGGGCCGGGGGTGTGTTTGGTGGTCATAACCAAACCTTTCTCTCGATGATGCGGCCACGCGGGCCGAGGTGGACGAATGTCTTTAGGCCATCGCGATCAACATAGACGGTCGCGGCCTTGTCGAAGGTCTTGACCTGTACAACGTCACGCTGGGGCACCACGCTCACGACCAGCTTTCGCATGGTCGATCGCTGGCTGATGTTGAGCTTGCCGATCTCGGCGGCGATGTGTTCTCGGTCCATCATTACTCTCCGAAGACCAGAGGTTTGCACGACTTCAGGACGACCCAGTTTCGGTTGACAAGGAACGCATAGCACCAGCCGCGACCCTCAACCCACTTGTAGGCATTGGTGACCACGTTGCCCCAGTGAACGTCCAAGGCAACGTGTATCAGGTCACCGGAAATGCGAGCGACATGCGAGGGGCGGGGAAGGCTGATGACTTTGGTGCCGACAGCGGGCACTTCGTAGGCGATGGTCATTGGGTAGCTCCAGATAGGATTGAATAGGGTAGGGGTAGAGTAGGGGGTAATTTACCCCCTGTCAACCGGGATTGTAGGCGTTCAGTTCGAACACCATGCGCTCCCACGTCTCATCGACGGGGCCGCCTGCGTCAGCGACTGCGGCGGTATAGTCCTCGAAAGCGATGCGGTCGTCGGCCTCGCGCCGGGCGATCTCGGCGCGGACAGCGTCGGCCTCCGCATGCTTGCCTGCCGCGAGGAACAGGAACCCGCCGCGAGCGTCGGTGTCGAACTCGGCGTTGAGGCGGTTAAGGGCTGCAGCGAGGTGCAGATCGGAGAAGATAGAATAGTCGATAGCCATGTCGGCCTCCTGATGTGATAAGGTGTCCTCATCCTGAACCGGCACTAACCGCCTGTCAACCGAATAAATCGTGTTGACAGCGGATTTAATGCCCCCTACTGATGGGCCTCGATCTTATCTCATCCCTCATCCAATCGGAGCCGACCAATGAACCCCTTTGAAACCTACGGCATCAGCCACCTTTCGCCTTCTTCCTGCAACACGTTCATCGCCAGCCCGGCCATGTTCGTCCTTCAGAAGTGCCTCAAGCGTTCGACGTCTGTCGGACCAGCCGCCCATCGCGGCACCAGCGTCGAGAGCGGCATTGCTTACGGCCTTGTCAATCCTTCGGCCAGCCTTGCTGACTGCGTGGCCATCACGCAGGCCGAGTTCTCCAAGCTGACGTCTTTGATGCCTGAGGACGCCAAGACCGACAAGGAGGCCGCTGGCCTCGCTGGTATGGTCGAGCAGGGCCTGAACGAGCTTCGCCCCTACGGCGTGCCTACGGGCCTGCAGGGCGCGATCTCTTACGACGTCGAGGGCCTCGCTGTGCCCCTGATCGGCTACTATGACTTCCTCTGGGAGGACAAGGGCATCTTGGTTGATCTGAAGACGACGCACGCCCTACCCTCCAAGATCAGCATCAACCACGCCCGTCAGGTGTCGCTCTATCGCGCCGCCCTCGGTGACAACCTGTCGGCACGCATCACCTATGCGACGTCGAAGAAGGTTGCCACATACGAGCTTGAAAATCCCCGCGAACACTTGGAGGTTCTGGCTAAGGTTGGCCGGGCCATCCAGCGGTTCCTGTCGATCTCATCGGATCCGATGGAACTGGCCAGCTTGGTTGTTCCGGACGTGGACAGCTTCTACTTTAATGACCCGATCACACGTCAAGCGGCGTTTGACATCTGGGGCATCTAGAAATCCCCATCATGGGGTAAGGCAAGCGGCCAGCCATATGGTCGCAACAAGGAAACTGCAAAATGGCTATCTATGACAACGTCGGCTCCGATTCCTCTGGCGGCGGCGATATCATCCCCATCGTCAAGTACGATGCCCGCGCCGGTCGGATGTTCCGCATCGATCGTGAAGACGGCACCAACACGCCTGTCGATATCACCCGCGACTTTAAGGCTGTCTTTGATTTCGAGAACATCGAGATCGGTTACATCCTGTTTGCTGCAGGGTCCGCCCCAAGCTTCGCCATGGCGCGGTTTGGCAGCCCCATGCCCGCAGCGCCTTCGCCTCTGTACAAGCGCGGCACGCGGGTCATGATCAAGCTGGCAAGCTCTCTGGGCGGTGACGTCCGTGAGATCGCCGGTAACAGCCGGGCCTTCCTTGACGGCATCAATGCCATCCACACGGCCTATGAGGCTGGCATGGCGGCGAACCCCGGCAAGCTGCCTGTCGTGGCTCTGAAGGACACGATCCCCGTCACCAGCGGTCAGGGCGAGAAGAAGTCCACAAACTACACGCCGGTCTTCGAGATCGTCTCGTGGGCTCCTCGGCCTGCCGACCTTACCTACACGCCACGGGCAACCGCAGCGCCCGCCACGGCGGCTCCTGAGGCCTCCAGAGGCTCTCCGCCAAGCACGGGGTCTACCCGTGCGGAGCCGCCTAAGGCATCGCCTGTTGCCGACGACGACTTCGGCTAGTAAAGGTGGGGCGGCTCTAGGGCCGCCCTATTCTTTTGGAGACTATCAATGCGATTCCAGATCACCATGAACATGCCGTCGCGCAACGGTAACCCCGTCCACCAGATTGTTGGCGAGCATCCGGCCATGAGCCTTGCTGAGTTCGTCGAGGCGCTCAGCGGCATCGATTTTGTTGTGGTCGAGGAGCTTTACCGGGACGTGGATGCCAACAAGCACGTTGGTGACTATTACAGCGTCGGATCGATCGCCCTGAACCCTCTGTTCATCGGGAAGGTGAAGGCCTTAAAGGGCTGAGCCAAGACCGCTTAGGCGCTGGCTTTGCCATGCCCTTCCATGCCTCGATCGCCAGACGGTGGCGCGTGCTGCAGTCGGCGTAGCTGCTGACCACACCGACCTCCCATATCAAGCGTTCTGGATCAATGGCTGGCTGGGGCGGCGTTGCCAGCGGCTCGCACGGCGACGCTAGGTTCGCCGGTGGTGGTAACATTTGCGTCTGCCACATGGTTGGCGAGCAGGCTGTACATAGGGATAGACAGAGCGCAGCGGGGATCCACAGCAGGAGCATTGAGGTAATACTCCTTGATGGTATTTGTGCGCTGGAGATTGACGCTGGCGACACGCTTTTTTTCCTCTTCATATTGGGCTGACAGAAGGTCGATCTCGCCCTGCATCTTGATGCGCTGATCCTCTGCGGCCTTGTAGGCCTTGGATGCTGAGGCCTTGGCTGATTGATCGCGGTTTGAATAGCCGGTGGCGCACCCCAGCACAAAGACGGCGACGATCGCCCCAATGACATATGGCAGCGGAATCATGAAATGCTGCCATCTGGCACTAGGGCCGCAATCACGCCCACCACCACAGAGACGTAGGACCAAGGCGCAGGCAGGGCAGATGCTGCCGTTACGCCGCCGCCAATCAGAAGCCATGTTGAACGCTCGCTTAGGCGAGCTTTGATGAAGGCAATCATTTTGCGATCCCCGGTGTGTAGGCCATTCGTCCATTGACGACCGTGGCCGTTAGTTCCTGTTTGCGGTTAGGCTCGTGGGCCTTGAAGCTGACGTGGACCCATCCCGAACTTGGGATACCCGGCTTATAGCACTCAAGGATCAATTGGTCATATTCGAGGTGCTTTTCAATCCAACGCGCCAAATCTGCGTTGGACATGCCGGGTACTTCGATGTCGGCGGCCTCACCGTCCATGTGCTGGCTGTTGGGTGCGCCGCCCATCGATCGATTAAGGGCCACGCAGCGGTATCCAGAAGTGACCATGACGGGTCCGAAGCGTTCGCGGATAGGCTCAAGCACATGGACGCACAAGGCCCTCAGCGCCTCTCTGTGGGCCGCTGAGGGCATGTTGTCGATGCCAGCGCGGTCTCCCGCTTGGCTTTTGATCATTTCCTCAAGGCTGAAGTGAGGGCTGAGGTTCATTTGGCACCTTTTGGTGGATCGTACTGGCCGGGGCGCTTGCCCTCATCCCGCTCGATGGCCTTTTCACAGTGATCTTTGTCGATCCATCCTAGCATTTTACACAGCACACAGCCAACAAAACGACCGCGCCTTGCGTCCTTACCAAGGCGTGACGACAGGGTTTCGTCCTCGTCGCCGCCTGTGAGGGTGTTGAGCAGTTGGTCAATGGCTACGAAGACCCGAGCGGCGTAACCGATCAGGCCCTTGCGCTTGGTCAGGAAGGGGTCTTGGTTCATACGATGGCCTCGTCAGGGAGTGCCTCTTCGCCGTTCGGCACGGGCGGCTCGTTGGCAAGGATTTGGGCTGCGCGACCGGGGGCGATCAGACCGGCGGCCTCAAGCAAGGGGACGCCCGTCAGGATGTCGGGGTCTTGCAAGTTCACCGTCGTGGCCGCGTCCAGCATGTACTGATAGTCGGCAATAATGGGGTTGACCACGCCAGCGGCGCGGATGTCGATGCGCTCCTGCTGATAGAACAAGCGCAGGAAGTCCACCTTGTTTAGGATCACGGCTGGGGGCGGAGCGGGCGTAGGCTCAGGCGGCGCAGGAGGGCGCTCAGACAGGATCACCCAGCCGTCAGACTGAAGCTGCGCGACCTGCGTGCCCGTCAGAGCGGGAGGCGCGATAGGCGTCGAGTTGGGCGGGATCGGCCCGTAGGGGTCGAACGTCGCCGGGTTGGTGTAGATGGCTTGGCTGTCGTAGGCGTAATAGGTCAGATCAACCATGTTAGGATGCCTTTATGTAAGCGGTGGTGCCGGTGAAGGTTTGGACGACCGGGAGGGTGAAGGTGGTTTGGGCTACGGAGTAGGCTATGGTGGCGGAAGAGGCTGAACCATTGGCTACGGCAACAAAATTCTGCACTCCTAGTAAACCGCCATAAGCAACAGAAGACCAACTTAAAGCCGCTGACATTGTTCTCGCAGTCCATGTTATCCCATCGGAAGATGAGGCTGCGGCAGTGCTTTGGGAGACTGCTACAAAAGCTCCGTTACCAAAAGTTACCGAACGCCAATTTCCTGATGAGGGTAAAGTTCGCTGGGTCCACGTGATCCCATCTGTTGATGTGGCGGCGATGTTAGTCTCTGCTATTGCCGAAAAAACACCGTTTCCATAAGCCACGGCAAACCAATTCGCACTCGCAGGCAAAGTTCGCTGGGTCCACGTAATGCCATCGGGGGAAGTTGCAGCAATATTAGCGGGGCCTTGCGCTACCGCAACAAATGTTCCATTGCCATATGTAACGGAAGACCAATTTGCACTTGGCAAAGTTCGTTGGGTCCATCCCGCGCCGTTGGTTGATGATGCCGCGACGGTAGACGGACCCGTTGCTATCGCTACAAAAACGCCACTGCCATATGCTGCGGATTGCCAAACGGGTGCCGTTGGCAAGGTATATTGGTACCAAGTAGCACCGTCATATGATATCGCAGCGACGTTGGTACCGCCAACCGCCACAAACGTACCATTTCCAAAAGTTACGGCCCTCCAGTCCACGCTTGCTGGTAAGGTCCGCGCTGTCCACGTTATGCCGTCAGGAGAAGACGCGGCAATAGTAGAATTTGCAGCAACTGCTGCAAAAACACCGTTTCCATATGTTGCAGAACTCCACTGTGCAGACGCGGACATTGACCTAGCCGTCGCCGTAAACGCCGTCACAGGCGTCGTCACCAGCGCAGCCAAAACGGGATACGAGGACGCCAAATATGAAGCAGTCGCGCTATTCAACGGCAAATACCCCGGAGCCGACAGCGCATAGAGCGAGTAGGTGTAGTCCCCGACGTTCAGGCCGGTGGTGCCGAAGTTGACCGTGTTTGCGATGTTGCTAGCCATTAGGTCGCCTTAACATATGCAGTGGTGCCAGCCTTGGGCGCTACTACGGGGAGGGTGAAGGACGTGGCGTTTACGGCGTAGTCTATTGTGGCTGCGGCAGAAGATGAGTTTGACACCGTTACAAACTTGCCCGCACCAAAGGCTAGGCCGTACCATGTGGTGGAAGAGGGTAGGGTTTGAGATGCCCAAGTGATCCCATCGGGTGAAGTGGCGGCGGCAGTGGACTGAGACACCATGACGAAAGTATTGTTGCCGTAGGCGCTTTTGGTCCACGTGGCCGAGGCTGGCAAGGTTCGGGCGGTCCAGTTAAACCCATCGGTAGAGGTTGCGGCGACCGTGCCGGTTCCACCTGAGTTGGCTAAAAAGATGCCGTTGCCGTAAGATAGGCCCGACCAGTTTTGTGCGGATGGCAATGTGCCCGCTACCCATGTGATACCGTCAGCCGAAACGCTTGCGGCGGTTGACGCGCTTGAAGCTACCGCAACAAAAACGCCATTACCGTAAGCAACTCTAAACCAACTTGCCGAGGCCGATAGGGTTCGAGATGTCCAAGTGATCCCATCTGGGGAGGTGGCGGCAAGGGTAGACGAGGCGGCTACAGCGACAAACAGGCCATTGCCAAATGTTACACTTGCCCAATTCCCAGACGGCATAGTGCGCTGCGTCCATGTAATCCCATCGGGAGACGTTGCCGCAACAGTGGATGGGCCGCTTGTTACCGCCACAAAAATGCCATTTCCAAAAGTAACAGACCGCCAGTCTTGCGCGGATGGAAGGGTTCTCGCCGTCCATGTAATCCCGTCAGGCGAAGTGGCGGCTGCGGTGGACGTGGTAAATAGCCCGCCCGTCGTCACAAAGACACCGTTGCCAAAGGCCACATCGCCCCAAGACGCGCTGGAAGGCAAAGTCCTAGCCGTCGCCGTATAGCTCACAGGCGTAATCACAGGCACGATCAGCGCCCCAAGCGCAGGGTAAGACGACACGAGGTAGGACGCCGTGTAGCTATTCAGAGGCAAGTACCCCGGCGAGGGCATGGCATACTGAGAGTACATCCAGTCGCCCACGGACTGTGTGGTGGCCCCGAAGTTGACAAGCGATGATGCGTTAGTGGGCATGTCTAGGTCGCCTTAACGTATGCGGTGGTGCCGGTGATGGGGGAGATTACGGGGAGGGTGAAGGTGGTTTGGGTGACAGAGTAGGCTATGGATGCTGCGGCTGTTGTTGGGCCTTGAGCCACAATAACAAAGTTTTGCGTTCCGGGTACGCCTCCGTAGCACCCCCCAACGTAATCTGCTGCAGGCAAGGTTTGGGCCGTCCAAGTTGTGCCATTGGTAGATGTGGACGCAACAGCCGTAGTTCCGGAAATTGCAACAAAGCTGCCATTTCCAAACATAACTTTTCGCCAAGTAGCAGAAGCAGAAAGCGTCCTTGATGTCCAAGTAATGCCATCGGATGACGTTACCGCAGCATTTGATCCGTAGGCCACCGCGACAAACGTACCATTCCCAAAAGCCACACTAGCCCAGTTTGCCGCCGATGAAAGCGTTCTGGCGGTCCATGTAAAGCCATCGGGAGATGTGGCTGCGGTGGTTGATAGCGATCCGCCCATAACGGCAACAAAGGTATTATTTCCGAAAGCAACGCCAATCCAACTTCCTGAAGATGGAAGAGTTCTGGATGTCCAAGTGATACCATCTGGGGATGTTGCCCCCAAGGCAGACCCTTGCATTACGCCAACAAATATACCGCCTCCAAAACCAACATAGTATAAAGAAACGGGTGATGTTCTAGATGTCCAATTAATACCATCGGGTGATGTTATTACACTTGTGCCGCCACTTAAAGCAACAAATATGCCATTACCAAAAACAACATCTGTCCATCCCGTTCCGACAAATGCGCTGGTTACCCAGTTTATTCCATCTGAACTAGTTGCTATGCGGCCATTACTAGCGCCACCCGTGCTAACAGCAACAAATTTTCCGTTTCCGTAGGCTACTGCGTTCCAGTCGGCTGATCCGGGCAAAGTCCTAGCCGTAGCCGTAAACGCCGTCACAGGCGTAGTCATCAAGGCGAACAGCGCAGGGTAAGACGAAGCCAGATACGAAGTCGCCGCATTATCCGCAGGCAAAAAGCTAGGAGCCGACCGGGGTCCAATCGCGTAGATGAACTCCCCCACGGCTGGGCCTGTGGTGCCGAAGTTGACGAGGCTTGCTGCTGAGACTGCCATGATCAGGTCGCCTTAACGTAGGCCGTGGTGCCGAAGCGAGCAGGCACGACGGGGAGCACGAAGGTGGTGGCGGTTACGGCGTAGTCAATAGTGGCCGCTATGGTGCCGGTGGTAATGGATGTAGCCACAAATTTACCCGCCCCAAAAGCCAAACCAATCCAATTAGATGAGGATGGCAATGTTCGTGCAGTCCATGTGACGCCATCGGAAGAGGTCGCAGACGCAGAAGAGCCGTAAGCAATAGCTACAAAACTATTGTTTCCGTATCGTACTTGTCTCCACGTTGCGGTGCTTGGAAGGGTTCTTGACGTCCAATCTAACCCATTTGTAGACGTGGCGGATATTGTTCCAGAGGTAAATGAAAGAGCTGAAAACACACCATTTCCAAAAGCGATGGTCGCCCACGAGGACGAAACCGGCATAGTTCCTAAAACCCAATTTACGCCATCAGAAGAAACAGCCGTGTTTGTTGCCGGGGAGGCAACCGCTACAAAAACGCCGTTGCCATAAGTTATGTCAGCCCAATTTAAAGAGGAAGGTAGCGTTCGCGCAGTCCACGTAACTCCATCAGTAGACGTAGCAGCGGCGTTGGTCGCGGTTCCCCCTATGGTTACAAAAATACCATTCCCGAAGGTTACTGCGGTCCAAGTTGATGAAGAAGGAAGCGTTCTAGCGGTCCAAGTTACACCATCGGGAGAAGTTGCTGCTGAAGTTGATCCGTTAGCGACAGCTACAAAAACACCATTTCCAAAAGTCACAGAATACCAAGATGCGGCGGATGGAAGCGTTCGTGCCGTCCAAGTGATGCCATCTGGAGACGTGGCGGCAGAAGTGGTGTTTGCCCCCAAAGTTACAAAAACGCCATTTCCATATGCAATAGCTTGCCACTGGGCAGTGGCTGGCAATGTCCTAGCCGTAGCCGAATAAGCCACAGGCGCAATCACCGGACTAACAATCGCAGCCAAGGCCGGATAGGACGACACAAGATAGGACGTGGTGTAGCTGTCCAGAGGCAGATAGCCCGGTGCCGTCCGCGCATAGGCGGAGTACAGCCAGTCCCCAACCGCTAGGCCCGTGGTGCCGAAATTGAGAAGCGTCGAGGCGTCAACCAATTCGCATTATCCATGTTGTGCCGATATACTCGAACGTCACGCAGACCCCCTTAGTGGAGATCGTCACGTCCTGAGACAGCGTGTTGATGGTATTGCCGTTTCGAAGCACGGTTAGGTTATTGGTCGCGAATCCATTGACCGTGTCGGTCGTGCCCGCGTCAAAGATCGTGATCGGCTTATCGCCTGCGGTGGGTGATGCCGGAAGGGCGATCGAGAAAGCCCCGACCGTGATTGTGTTACAGGCTAGATAATCCCCGGCGACAGCCGTGTAGTTGGCTGTCTTGAGGACTGACACGCCAACGCCGATCGCATTACGGGCACCGGCCTGCGTGATGCTGTTTGTGCCGCCATTGGCAAAGCCAAGAGTGCCTGTGAGCACGATAGCGCCTGATGTGGCCGTGTTGGGCAGAAGGCCCGTCGTGCCGCCGCTAAATGTCGTGACGCCGCTGGCAGCCGCTGAGTTCCACGACAGGATGCCAGAGCCATTTGTCGATAGGAATTGACCAGCCGTGCCGTCAGCCGCAGGCAGCGTGAATGTCACTGCTCCGCTGACCGCCGGTGCCTGAAGGCCCACATAGCCCGACGTCGAGCCTGCGAAGCGCACAGCGGACGCTAGGAAGGTTCCTGATGTGGTGACAGCCGGGCTCATGTTTGTGCCGTCACAGTTCAGGAAGGCGCGGTAGCCCTGCGGGATCGTGCCGCTTGTGCCACCGCCGCCCGATGAGATCGTGATCGAGAACGCGCCACTGGTGTTGTTATAGATTGTCCAGTTGCCGCCGATGCCCGCCGGAAACTGGTAGTTCACGTTGGCGCTCAGCGTGCCTGAGATGATGATACTGGGGGACTGATATTGAACGTCTGTTAGAACGACCGTACCGGACGCCGCCACGGCATTGATCAGCGTCGTGCCGCCAAACGCCCGATCGATGATGTCCCAGTCGTTATTGACAGGGATCGACCATGTATTGACGTAATCGCCGTTGGCGGGCTTCTCGATCTTCTTGTTGGTCGTATAGGTTGACGTCATCGGTTAGCCCTTAAATTGCCCGCTGGGCGATATCCAGCGCCTTAACTACAGCCGTGTCCGGTGCATTCAAAAGCGGTTCCGTCGTCTTGTCAGACACCGTCTTAGCATCTTTTGCCATTTTGATCAGGCGGTTTACCAAAAATTCATGGCGGTTTTTATCAACCCGTCCGCCCGATGCGCGACCGGGGCGGCCCGCAACATATTGTTCGACGCTTGTGCCGTTGTCATCACGACGACCGGCTCTTGCTGCAAGAGGGCCGCCCGCAAACCATGCCGACTGAACGTCCTGAACATTGCCGTAGCGTTTGTAAAGCTGCGCCGCCTTGAACCGAGCAATCGCCTCTTGAATCTCTGGGCTAGCAATAAACTCATCAACAGACACTTCACGCCCCAAAGCCGCCTTTGACCATTCCGGAAGGTTCCCCGGCATAACCTGATACTTGCCCATTGCCCTTTGCCCCGCATATGGGCCTTTTTCAACCACGGTGCCGCGCTGCTTGTATGGGTCAGTTTCGCCATACTGGTCTGTTCCGCTTGTTTCCCTAGCGTGCAGGCCCTCCATGATCTGGTCAAGCTCAGGGACGTCCTGAGGCTCTTTGTTGACAATCCCTTGTTTCTCTACCTCCTGCGCCTTCATTGGCGCGGAGGGCCCCTCCTGAGGCGTCAGGGGGCTAACCGCATCTGCAGCATGGGATGCGTAAGACAAGGGCTTGGTTACGGCCTGCTGTGTCGCGAGATCGACGCCGCGACCGATACGACCGGCGGCATAGTTCACGGACCCCATGGCTCGTGGCGAAGATGCGGCCAGATGCACCACGGCGCCGGGAACACTGGCCATCGCAATTCCGGGCGATGCATACATCAGGGCCTGACGCAGACCGCCGGGCAGAACTGAGCTTAGCTCGTAACCGGCGATCATAAATGGCAGATTGGGGTTGTGCTGCGCCATGCTGCTCAAAAGGTCTTGGCTTGCCTCGCCCTTACCGAACTTGGACTTCATGACCTTTTGCAAGACTTTTTGATCGGACAGATTTCGTCCAACGCCAAACTGGTCCTTCATCGCCTTAATTTCGTCAGAGGCAGATCCGTACTGCTTCATGATGTCGGCATATTCGGGGTGCTTGGCACCGATCTCTTTTAGCGTCTTGTTGTACATATCCGTGGCCACACGGTAGGCATGAGGATCATTTTTGTACCCAGACCGAATGTCGCCAATCATCTGCTTGAGAGCATCAAAGCCTTCAAGGGTATGAGCGGTGCTGCCGATAGGCTGGGATGCAAATTGATTGGCCGCATTAGCAATTTCTTGAAGCGCCCTTTCTGCTCCGGGATGCTTCGTTACTGCAAATCCGGTGTTGGGGTCACGGAACTGGATGCTTTTAAAATTATCGGATAGGGCAGTATTGATCCCGTGCCAATTTAAGGGCGGCAGGACACCGTTGGTGGCAGCTTTCATGCTGTTCACATATTCGGTCGATTTCTTTTTGTTAGCCGCTTCTAGGGCATCATCCAAAGCATCAACAAGCTCAGGCGCATTGCGCTTGGTCATTTGTGCCTTAAATGCCGCACGCTGCTCGGGGGTGGCCTTGGCAGTGGCGGCCTCGGCGGCCTTGGCCAGAGAGGTTGCGCTGGCACCAGTCGTAAGCGACTGAACACTTGGGGCAGCCTTGCCGACAGCCTGAAATGGCACCTTAGCTGCCTTTAGTGCAAGCTGTACCGGATCGGAAAATTCTGCAATTTTGCCCAAGGTAGATGCTGTTTTGGCAAGGCCAGCACCCTTGGCCGCAAGGCCTGCGCCACCTAAAAAGGAGGAGGCATCCATCATAATGCTGGCAGGGTCCGTGGCGAGGGCCTTTTTGAAGCCAGCCGCACTGCCATAGGTCTGCTTATAGTGCCCCAGAAGGGCATTGAGCATCGATTCGTCTTTGGCCTTTGTGGCCACATCCTGCTTCTGGCCGAACGCGCCGATGCCCTTGGAAACAGCGCCCGTACCCAATTGCTTTAGGGCACCAAGCGTTTCGCCCGGATTAGTGACCGCAGACCAAACGCCACTAAGGGCCTCGCCCGTGCTAGGGAGAAGGTTTTTGGCAAAGCCCTGAGCAGTTTGGCCTAAAGTCAGTTCCTTTTCCGCAGGCTTAGGCTTGGCCACGGCGGCCATGTATCGAGTAGGTGCTTTTGGGGCCATGGGCGATCTTGGCGCAAGCGGGATTATGGGGTGCGGAGGGTTTGCCCTGCCCGGCTTGGCTGTCTGTGCACTGCTTGCTGTGTCGGGCGTGGACCCTGACAAAAAGGCCGCAACGGCACGCTTTGCATCATCACTAGGAGCATCGCCCTGAGACATTGTTTCAGGGGCCTGTGATGCAGTATCAGACTTAAACCGCTGTACTGCCGCTAATGCCTCAGGGCTTGGCGAGCCTTCTGATTGATCATCAAAAGCCATTATTCGCCCCCTGTGAAGTATCTATGGAAGCCTTTTCCATATTTTCCATCAAGCGCCTGAATTGCAAGATCTCTGTCGGCCCTAGATCCACTAATCAAAATCTTTTTCAGATCAGGGAAGCCGGGCTGCAAAAGCGTCTGAGTAATTGCTGTTCTGTCCCTGTCGTAATCGCGTGTTGGGTGATCAGCATCAAACGCCTGAAGCGCCTCTTGAGTAATTATCCCGCGAGGCATGCCGTTTGAATTTTGATTTTCAGCATCAAAGGCTTGAACATATTTTGCCTTATCAATTTGACGCAGACTTTCCACATACATATCGGCAATCAGGCTCATAGAGGCCTGTCTGGTCAGAGCTTCAGTGGGGACTGCAGAAAGAACGCGCTCAAATGCGCCAAGCGATTCTTGGCCCGCACCTTGAGCGGCAAGCATGGCGCGAGCCGTAGCCATTTTCTGAGCGACTTCAGCCTCAGCCAATGCGTCCGGGTTAAATTTGATGCTTGATGCCATTTGTGGATCAAACGGCATTGTATCAACAAAAGAGTTCCAAGCACTGGCCACAGTTCTCTTAAGCGGGGCAAGATATCCCGGCTTTAAAAAGCCATCATCATTGAAGGCAATAGAATCGGCCCATTTGCTAACGCCGAGCAAAGATCCCTTTGCAGCCTGACTGGCCGCCAAGGTTTGATCATACTCCTTGTTGGATCGCTCCTGTGTTTCGGGGGATGCTAAAAACCAGCGATTACTAGCCTCATGCGCCTTATTGACCCCCTCTTTGCCTAAAATTGGAGATACTGGAATCGTGCTGGGGGCACCAAGCTTTTGCTGCCCCAACATGGCTCCAGCGGGAACGAGGCGATAATGTGTCTTTCCGTCTGGGCCGATATAATTCCCATTTGGATCTTCCTGCGCGATGAGACCCTTTTTAACAAGGTCGGTCATATCCTGTTGGGTTAGAACGCCCTCGCGAAGCGTCTGAGCCTGCTGGAAGCCGGTTCGAGCTTTGATCTCGCCAATGTCGGCCTGCTGCTTGCGGATGTCCATGTAGGACTTAGCGCCCGCACCAACGCCGCTAGCTAAGGCTACGCCCAAGCTACGGGTGGGCGCAGTTCCCATGGCAGCGAGGCCAGCCAGCAATGGCACGACGTTCTCGGAGTGGCTGAGATAGTCTTTTGCGCCGGATAGGAATGGATGCCTACCGGCAAATGCCGCCTCATCAGCGCCGGGGACATAAGCAGCCGTGGGCAACACGCCGCCAAGGCCCTGCGGGATAACGTCGCGCTCGCCGGTCCTTTGATTGACTGCCATAGGCTTAGGTGCGGCTTGAGCCATACTGCCGACACCCATAGGGGTAGGCATAGCTGTGGCCATGGGGGCCACAGGCACTCCACCAAGGCGACCTTCCTGCTGCGCCAAGGATGGGGTGGCAGGAGGGGGTGCACCAGCGCCAGCGGCGCCTAGGCCGCGCTGGCGTGGCGCAGGAGCAGCGATTGGGCGCTGAGCGGGCTCTGGCGCAGCTTGCGGGCCGTAGCCCGGCAGCAAGCCGCCGGGGGCCGTGGCCGCCCTGATCTTGTCCTGCAAATCGTAGGCTTGCTTATTGGTTTCGTACTTCTTGCCCAGATAGGGGAAGTCGATGATGTTTTTGGACGCAGCAAAGCCAATGGGGTCTGCGCGGTGAAGCGCCGTCCCGATCGGGTTTTCAAGCTGTGCGATTCGCGCCTTTTGTTCGTCGGACAACTCCTCGACCTCGCCGTCCGTCGCATAACCCTTGCGACCGACCGCGCCGCCGGTATTCATGGCCATAAGGAATGGAGCAATCGTGGCAATGCTTGCACCAATCCCAGCGATTTTTCCAGCCGTGTCGAGCCCGCTATCGGGCTTAGCGGGCATATCACCCGGCTTAAGAACCTCAAACTTCTTCTTTTCATCCGGAATGTCTAGGCCATTTCCGTTTTCGCTTGTGTCATAAGGCGTGCCGCCTGTGGCAAATGTAAGGTTGGCCGAGGGCTTGAACTCATAATCAAAGGGCTTAGCCGTTTGAGCAGCATCCTTCATAAGCTGGTCGCCCTTGCGAGCGGCCATAAAGTCTTGAGCGCCCTTGCCAGCCGTTGCTGCGCTAGACGCTATGCTGGCAATTTTTGCCGCCTTATCAAGGCCGCTCTCCTGCTTAGGTGGCGGAGACCCTGCCTTGAGCATTGCTGGTGCAGGTGCGCTGCTGGCAGGCACAATACCCCCCATAGCGCCGGGGCCGCCTGCGGATGGACCCGCAGCAGGGCCTGACAGGCCGCCATACATACCCTGAGAACGCTGCATCATCTGCTGCGCTAGCGCGGGATCAAAGCCAACCTCACCACCGGCGGCGTGGGGGCGATAACCTTCAAGCTTTGCATATTTTTCAATTTCTTGATTTTTTTGATAGGCGTCATAGGCCTTCTTGATCTTGGCCCGCGCCTCGCCGCTACCCTTGTAAATTTGCTCGCCCTTCGTCGCCAGATCGGCAATCTGCGATGCCTTATCAAGGCCGCTCTCCTGCTTAGGCATGTCCGCAGGCTGAAGCATTTCAGGGATGGGTAGGTTGGCCGAGGGCACAATCCCGCCAAGGCCCGGTGTCGATGCGCCAAGCATGCCCGGCTGTCCGGGCTGCGCCAGCGTGCCATACATGGCATTATAGTTTTGCAGAATCTGCTGCATCAGGGCCGGATCATACCCGCCCATGGGCATACCGCCGTCAGCAAAGCCCTCGCCGTAGCTACCGGGGTTCACACCGCCGCCCATGCTGGCAACGCCGCCCGCATAGAAGTGGCCGCGTTTGGCCGCATCCTCAGTGGCCTTGCCGTAATCAACCGTCTTGTAGCCACCGGCCAGACCCACGGCGTTGGGGTGCTTATCCTCGACCTCCTGAGCCATAAGGCCGATCTGCTGACGCTTGTCGCCGCCCTTATAGTTGTAGCTATAGATCGGCTGGCCATCGAAGGTCTTACCGACCTCTTTGACGTTCTCCTTAAGGCGTTCGTCAGAGAAGAAGCCGCCGGGCTGTGTCGTCGTGGTCGTGTTGCCAGATAGGGCGCCTGTTCCCTCAGCAATATTTGCCAAGAACTGCGCCGTTTGGAACGGATAGGATTGCTGCTGCAGGAACTGGTTGTACAGCGCCTGCAGGCCAGCCTGCTGGGTCTGCTGCTGCATCTGACCAGCGGCAAGCTGCGCTTGCGCACCCTGCAGCGCCGCGCCCTGTGCGCCAGCACCAAGGCCCGCCATCTGCTGGGACGTGTTTGCACCCATGCCATATTGCTGCTGGGCCAGAGCCGCACGCTGCTGGGCAGTGTTTGCGCCCTGAGCATATTGCTGCTGAGCCAAGGCCGCACGCTGCTGAGACACTGTCGATCCCATGCCAAACTGCTGCTGGGCCAAAGCCGCCTGCTGCTGAGCGGTCGTTGCACCCTGTCCAAACTGCATATTGCCGATGTTGGCTTGGTTCATGGCGGTGCCAGAGCCCATGGCATAACCCTGCTGAGCCAAAGCGGCCTGCTGCTGAGCCGTCGTGGCACCCATGCCGAACGTCTGCTGAGCATTAGCGGCCTGCTGCTGAGCCGTCGTAGCGCCCATGCCGAACGTCTGTTGGGCCAGCGCAGCTTGCTGCTGAGCCGTCGTGGCACCCATGCCAAATTGCTGTTGCGCCAAAGCGGCCTGTTGCTGGGCCGTTTGCGCCGACATGGCAAATTTCTGCTGCGCCATGGCCGCCTGTTGTTGGGCCGTTTGAGCGCCTTGAGCAAACATCTGCTGACCGGCCCCAAGCTGGCCCTGTGCCAAGCCCATGCCTTGCGCGTATTGCTGCTGGCCGACGCCCTGAAGGCCCTGTCCAGTCGTTTGATTTTGGTTAAGGATTTGTTGACCTAGGGTCGAGAGATTTTGGCCCGCGCCAGCCTGCTGGCCGTAAATCTGCTGACCGATCTGGGCAAGATTTTGACCCGCACCGGCCTGTTGTGCGTAAAGCTGCTGAGCCATGGCGGCCTGCTGCTGGGCAGCCGTTAGCCCCTGACCAAAGCCCTGCTGGCCGATGCCAAGTGTCGTCTGTGCCCCTTGCTGAATCGCTGCACGGTTGGCCTGCTCAGCCGCCAGATTGACGCCCTGCTGCTGCTGGGCAGCGCCAAGGGCTTGGCCATAGCCTTGGTTCAAAATGCCAGAATAGATTTGAGCGTTAGCAAGCTGCTGCTGCTGAGCCAAGCTGGCCGCAGCGATGCCTGCACGATCACCCCCGAAGGCCCCTTGCTTGATCGCATTGCCGGTTTGCCCAGACATCGCTTGCTGGTTTTGCTGGTCGAGCATGCCCTGCGTGCCCTGAAGCACGGACGAGATGTAGGGGCTCATAAACTGGCCGATCTGTTGGCCGCCAATTTGCCCCGGACTAACGCCCTGCATTCCTGCCTGATTAAGCGCCTGTGCCTGTTGCTGGAATGGTTGAGCGCCCGCCAAGGACTGATTGATCTGAGACAGTGCCTGATAGTTTACCGGAGCAGCCGCCCCAAGACCCTGAGCATATTGCTGGATGGCCGCTTGGTTCAGGGGGTCGGCCTGATTTAGGCTTTGCTGATACTGAATATCGGCACGCTGGTTGTAAGGGTCTGCCGCAGATAGGCCGGTCCTGTAAAGCGATGCCGCATCTTGATTATAGCCCTGAGCCCCAGAATAGGCACTCGACATATTGTTGACAGCATTTTGCTGCAAAGGCTGCACGCTAGAATAGGCCTGAGATAGCGTATTTCCGGCCTGATCGGTGCCCTGATAACCAGCCCCAAGGCCGCCAAACAGTGTGCCATAGGCCCCGGCGGTATTTTGCATCCCAATATCTTGAGCATTAAGAATGCTATTGCCAGCCGTGTTGGTCATGGCATTACCGGCCCGCTGAGCATTGAGGATGCTATTGCCGGAAGCATCCGTCATGGCATTACCGGCCTGCTGAGCATTGTAGATGCTGTTACCGGCGGTATTATTGCCCGCATATCCAAGCATCGCGGCATTGCCGAGGCCACCCAAGGCTCCACGATTGATGTTTTGAGCATCATACATAGAGTTGTTGATGGTGCCGTATGACGCCCCAACACCAGCCTGACCTTGATTATATCCCGTATTTAGCGGATCATATGCCTGCTGGGTTCCATACTGGCCAGCCTGCTGAGCATAATTCAAATCGTTATAGGCTTGGCCCGTATTGTATTGGCCGACATTCTGCGCGTTCGTAAGGTAGCCAGTAGCGGCCTGATAATAGGGCTGGGCCTGATTGGCGGCGACATTTGTGTTATAAATGCCGGTCATCTGTGTTGACGTGAGGGGGGCGACAAAGTCGTTCACATTTGTCGAGTATTCCTTAAACGGCGTACTCGCGGCGTCCTCAGCACGCGCATTGACCGCGTTGTAGCGGGCCAAGACTTCTGGGGGAATCGATACGCCCTGCGTGGTTGTCGAACTCTTGCCGCCCATAGATTTACCCCGTCACTTCCGCATTTTGCCCAGTCGTTGCCCCGTAGAGCCAAAAGGCTCCAGCCGGTTTGCCGAATTGACGTTCGTACATTCGGACCTTGGCCTCAGTACGGCTGTTAGATAGTACCCCAATTACTAGGGGTATGCCTAGAGTGTCCGACACCTCTTTGCTGAACTCGCAAAGCCGCTTGGCCCGGCCACCCTTTGCCGCTCGATATTCAGGGTGGATAAAGATGGCCTTTTCCTCAATGACCAAATCATCCGAATACCACATGGTGCCGATCCTAAGCAGAATGGCCCCCTCGATAATGCCGCCGGGTTTGCCAATGCATCCCATTAGGCCGTTGTCCTGATGGACGGCTGGCCAGATTTGCTCCAACAAACGTCGGACGCTTGGCTGCAGAAAGCCATTTTCATCCGAGGCGGCGATCGCCAATGCCATAAGTTCATCAAGGTCGTGCGGCGTTCCAATTCTGATCTTTAGCTCTTCAGATTCGCTCATAATTAATCCTCTAATCGCGTTTGGGTCCGGGCAAATTCTTAAGGGTCTCTACGGTCTTTGCCCGCATACGTTTGACAAAATCATCTAAAACACGGTGGCCCGCTTCAAGATCGCCGCCGCCCGCCACCATAACCTCTTTTGGCGACAGAACATACTCCCCACCAGCCGCAACGATCGGCACGGAGCCTGTGTGCTCTCCGCCACCAGCCTTACCCGGCAGGGGTTCGTTGTAAGGCCCTCCAGAGGCTCCGTAGGGCTGATCGCTGTCACTCTGGCCATATGGGGCCGACGTGCCGCTGTAGGGCGCTGTGTCGCCGCTGTAGGGCGATCCGCCGAACATCCGGCGCATGTGCTTAAACCCGGCCATGGTGTTGCCTTCGCCCATGGCGCTGATGATGTCGGCGGGGATCACATAAGACCCGGACGGGACATGCATCGGTAGGTGATCCGTGCGGCCTGCTACAGGGCTATGGATCGGGCCTGTGTGAAGATGATCGCCTGCGGGCTCAGGAGCGCCCCACGCATGACCTGAGAGGCCGCCGGGCGATACTGTGGTCGTGGTGGTTTCTCCCCCACCAGCCTTGGCCGTGCGAGCGGACTGCTTAAAGGCCTCTGCGGTTGGCGCACCCTTGGTGCCGGGCCTACGCATGTGCTCCTTAGAGCCGTGGGCAATCCGCTCTTGCTTAGCATGGATGTTGGCATAGAGGCCGCCGCCACCAGCCTTACCCACCGACCGCGCAACATTAAGGGCCGCAGCAATGCTCTGATTGCGCGGATGGCCAGCAGCGATCATTTCGCTGATGTTATGGCTGATCGTCTTTTGGGACTTGCCCTTGGATAGAGGCATGACGGTTTCCTATGCAGCCGTGTTGGCAATCAGCACGCCCTCAACGGCAATGCCGACAGCGGCAGTTCCGGTCGGCGTGTTGGCTTGCCACTGGATATCAGTTTTTTGGGCATACCCACGGGGAGATACGCGCATGCTGGAATATGTGTTGGCAAATGGGGCTTGAAGCAAAATCTGCTGCAGACCAGTTTGCGACAATGTCAGCACCCGATAGGTGCAATAGGCGGACGAGGTATTGCCTACTTGGTTGGAGTAGGCGTTTGATCGCGTAAGATAGAAGGTGTACCCGTTTGGCACGGTATAGACCATCATTTGGCTCTTGCCGCTGCCAACCAGCATCTCGGCATATTGAATTGTTTTGCCAGCGTTACCCAAATTAATGATGCCAATGGCATTAACCGATCCAGCAGCCTGTATGCTATTAATCCGTAGATAGCTATTGACGGTTGTCACGCCCGTCGTGCCGTTTGTCAGGATCAGCGTCTCTGAGATTTGATTGTAAGATGCATCAAGACCATTGATCAGCACCGATACGTTGGTGTCAGACGCCGACGATGACCAAAGCAGCATAGTCGTGGCCGAGACAGGGTAGGTATATGCCGTGGTGTTTTCCCATACGGGGATAAAGGTCGTGCCCACAGATGGCTGATAGCCATAGATGTTGACCACTGATGCGCCGGGCACAAGGCCGCGAGCCACTTGCATATACCATGGGGCCGAAAGGGTGCTTTCCGTCGAGCCAGCAACAAGGGGAAACTGGGTAATGCTCATGTGGATGCGCCCCCTGCAATCATGATCGTTACCGCCGTAGTCGAGGCCGACACCTGTATCGTGCCATTGGCAGATAGGATAAGCACAGCCTCCCAAAGCACAGTCGTGTTGGGCGGAACCGATACGTTATAAAACACTGCATTGGCCGCGCTGGCCGTTCCCCCGTAGGGAACCAGATAGACCGAAACGGTGGCCGTGGATGACGACGTGTTGCAGATATTAATGGTGTTGATGTGGGTCGGGCTAAAGGCCTGCGCCGTATAGACCGTCGATACAGACGTTGTGGCCGCGCCAGACGCCAAGAGTGTCGTCGGAAGGTTCTTGTACAGGCTCAGAAGGTTGGTTGCCGTGTTGCCGATGGCCACGACGTTATTCTTGATCGCTGTTAGGATGTCATCGATTGAGGCGGCCATTAGTACTTCCCATCCGGCTGGAACCGATAGCGCATATTACCGATGCGCCAAAAGCTGCCAATATCGTTGCTGCTCATTTCAATCGACACAAGACGGCCACGGAACCGGGGCGACACAAACGTCGTTCCCTGCGTTAGCGCAAATGGGCCATAGGCCGTAGGTGTCTCGCCGGGATAGTCAGCGACATAGAAGGTCAGGTTGACTGTCGCATTTTGAGCACCGTTGTAATAACCCCACTTCATGTCTGGCCAGACCTGATCGATGAAGGTCTTTACGTCACCATCGCTAAGCGTGAAGTAGCCAGTTCTGAAGTTGGACGCCATAGGCAGATTGTCGGCATCTGTCGATGTCTCATGCTGATAGATATAGCCCAGATTGGGGTCGGCACCGATCGGTGGGCCAAGCACAGACTGATCAATCCAAGCCGTTCTGGCCAGTGTCCCAAAGTCCCAAACCTGAAGGTTCACGTTAAATTTGGCATAGGCGCTGACTTCGCCGCCACTGGTCGTGGTGGGATAATACCAAGTGATTTCGCCAAAGCGGGAGTTGACCGCGCAACGGATTTTTGAGGTTTGGGTTGTATCAATGTCTTGGAAGATGACGTCCCAGATCGGGCAGGGCACGGGCATCACGCCGCCCCCCGAAAGAGAATAGAACGACGAAGGCCCCATCCAATAGACGGACCCGTTGATGGTTCCGGCAGCCTTACGGCCAATAAGGCCGCAGCCGGTGCCAATTTCGTTGAAGGAATAGACGTAAGGCTGGCCGGTATATTGCATTGCCCAGACGCCAATGTCTGTCCAGATCAGGCCCTGCTGTGGCCCTTGCAGGGCACCAACAATTCGCGACCCCTTAGGTATGCGATATGAGCCAGCTTGGTTTGTCACATTGCCGATCCAAGTGTTGTAATTGTTGACGTCACACCAGCGGATCAAAAGCGGGTCTTGAATGCCCGTGAAGGTCGATCCAAACGCGATGATCTGGCGCTGAGGCATGGCCACGAATATGCCATCGTTCATTGTCGGCGCATTGGGGATAACTGTCGCAATGGCCGCGCCGGTAGAAGGGTCCCACTGGTAAATAGGCTGGAAGGCAGCGTTATTGACCGTTGATCCGGTGCATGTTGCCGTTTGTGAAATGCTTACGGTATAGGTTCCTGCGCCGCCCGTGGTGCCGGTAACCTGTGCCAAAATTACCGTGCCCCCCGTAGCCGTGCCGCCAGTTAGGATTTGGCCCGCTCGAATGGTTCCGGTGACGCCGGATGCCGTAAGGGTCGTGGTGCTGATGGACCCGGTAAATGTCGCAGTCTGAACGACATCGCCATAAACGGGGCACGACAGCAGAATCTGGCCCCAGTTGTCGAGCGTCCAGTCGGTTGCCGGAATTGCAGTTCCCAGTGATGGGTCACTTGCCCCGGTGCCATATCCGCCATAGCCGTAGGCATTAATGCCATACCCACTGCCGACCTGAATCGCGCCAATCCCGAAGCTATATTGATATCTGGCCAGTCCGCCATTGATGGTCGCCGTAGTGGTTGCCGTGGCAATTACGTCGCCATTGATTGTAAATGTATTGGCACTTGGCACCGTTTGGATAACGTAATTGCCGCGAAGGGTGATCCCACCCACGATTGTGGTGACCAAAATTGGAAAGGTATCACCGACCGAAAAACCGTGGTTAGGCAGCGTTACCGTAACCGCATTAAAGGCAGCGGTTGTTGCGAAGCTTGCCAGCACCGGACTGACAGATGTGCTGCTGGCGAGCTTTGGGTTGCCATAAATGTCAACCGAAGCAATCTGAAAGATCGTGGCGCTGTAGAGGATATTCGTCGTTGGGTAGACGCCAAAAAGGATCAGTCCGCCGATGCTGATGTGCGTTTCGATAAAAATAGAATTGTACTGGGTGATTAGCGTGGTCACATTGTCCGTGATGCTCACGACGTTAGTTCCGGCAGTCGTGGCCAGAACAGGTGTGACGTTATCCACAGACGACTGCGGCGTGATTATCTTTTGAACACCATCCGTAATGACGCCCAATTGCGCCGAAAATCCGGAGTTTTGTGTTCCGTAGGCCAAATGATTGATGAAATTCTGGTCGGCCCAAGCCCACAAGGCCCGAACGATAATCGTGATCTGGTTGGAGTAATATTTTGTCCAGCCGCCAAGCTTTTGGATAAGGCCCAAGCCATTGCGATCGTAGATGAAGCGAACAAGCTGAGAGGTAGAGATGCCAGCCTCGTTAAGGGCTGGCGTCTCATTCTCATCTAGGCCCGGCTTAAGCTTAACGGATTGATGAGGCATGCGCCGTTACCTCGTCGATGTCGCTGCATCAGGAATAGACATAGACGACCAAGCAGAGACGCCAAATTTCTTGCGCTGCTCGACCACATTGGTGTCTTTCATGATGGTCATGTATTGAGCCTCGTAGCTCTGCGCCATCGCCGGGTCATCACTCATGCGGCCAAAGTTGCGCTGGTAGGCGCTGATATAGATCATACTGGCCATGATCAGCATGTCCGGAAGGTTTGTGCTAATATAGGTCGTGCCGGTGCTGGCGAGGGCCGTAGTGGCGTTTTGATAAAGTGTTGGCAGATTGACTGTGCCCGTAACAGTAACGCTGTAGGCCGTGTCTGGGGCTGGCCCCATCATAATGATGTTTGACGTGTTTCCGCCGGTTGCATAATCGCCGCCGTACATGGCAAAATATTTTGGCATGCCGGTGTTCAGGGAGCCATTGTAGACGTTCTGCAAAAACTCTTTGGTCGTGGGCAGAAGCGGATATACCGATCCGCTAGCGTTTACGGCAAGCGTTTGCAGGGTCTCAAAATCGTTAGAAGAGATTGAAAACATATTGGTGTTGGGCGTCAGGGTATAGTCCTTGCTGGTCACCGCAGGCAGCAAGTCGATATCACGCATGATCCGCTGCTCAGCATAGTTGAGCATCTGGGGGATGATGGCATTAAATGCAGCGTCCACGCCCTGAACCACACCAGACACAGTCGTCGTATTGACGACAGCCATGGTGGCAATCTGCGTGACGTAGCCGTTATATGTTAGAGGCGTCAAACCGGAGGCCATCGGGGTTCTCCTATTTCCTTGAGGACGCCTTTCGCAAAGCTACCAAAAAACGTGCTTAAATTCTAGGGCCGCTATCTGTCGGCCTTCCCATCTAGCTTATCATAGATTTTGTCGAGCAAGTCATGAACCCGTGTGATGTCCTGACGATAGTCGTCCTTCTGGACGTAATGTGATGGCAGATCGCGCTCAAGCTTGGATATGTCCTCACGCAGGGCCTTAACTGCCGCCCAAAGCTCTCTGAGAGCCCACCCAAGAATACCGGATACGGCCACAACGCCATATTGCATGAACTGGTCAAACGTCATGATCAGATCCCCACGGGAATTGTGGTGTAACCATATGGCAGGCCCACCAAGGCTGTTTTGATGATGGTTGTGGGCGTCAGAAGCGCACCGGCGGCGACGGCAGCGCCGGTGAGATAGGTAAACGCCATGGCTGAGGTCACGACAACGCTATAGAAGCCCGCAGCGGCAGAATTGGTCAGCCCCTCGACGGCCACCTGATCATTGGTAGACAGGCCGTGGGCCACCCGGCACGTCACGGCTATTGTGGTGGTACCGTTGGCCGTTACGGAGAGCAAGGACAGTGGGCGGCCATAGGTGATGCCATTGGTTAGCGGCATGACGGCATTGGGGTCTAGGCCCACAGGAGCGCCATATGGCTGCCCTGTGGCTGACCCGGCCTCATCGGTGATGAAACTCTCGACACGGGCATTGATGATCGGCGTAGGGTCTGCGGGCAGCACGATGGCGCGAAGCTGCTCTTGCGGCGTATCGGTGCAGCTATCGCAAACCAGAACACGGACATTTGCTAGCTGAGCGCCGCGCCAGTCATACTGCCATTTCAGATCAACGTGATTGTAGCGAAAGCCGCATCGATCGCAGATCGCATGCGCTCGAGGTGAGCTTGCGCTTGTTCTGGCCCGCCCGGCTTGAGATCCATACGCCATGATCTAAGCCCTAAAATAGCCAGAGATCATTGGGACGATGTACTGTTGGGCGGTTTCAATGTTCTGAGATGCGGCAATGCCGTAGGCCTCGTCGGCCAAGGGTTTGAGTAAGGCCACTTTATCGGGAGCCCAGATCAGGGCCAGACGTTCGGCAAGGCCAAAGGCAAAAGCCTCAAGAAAATAATAGGGAAGTTCTGCCTGCTGAGCGTTGGTGAACTCTGCGTCCTGAATCTGGCGAACCCGGTAATAGTTGAGCGAGGTCTGAGTGCCATCAGGCACCGGCCAGAGGGTGACGGTTGGCGACAGAAGGCGGTCAAACCAAAAAACGGTCGGGAAGCCAGACTGTGTCGGATTGGGATATGACGCATATTCGGTGCGACTGATCGGCATGATCAGGCGGTTTGTCGGGGTCGCTCCGCTTGTCGTGTTGATGTAGGCATCAAGCATCACGATCGTGCTTGAGGGCACTGAGTAGGTGGACTGCCCGGCCACAAGTGGAACGGTCTGTAGATCGACTGTCCACAGGTTGACGCCCATAGACGACCACCGGCCAAGCAGCATGTTAGACGCCATGCGGGCGCTTTCCATGTGCTCTTGCAGAAGGGCCGTGTTTCGAATGCCGCAGAGATTGAACGCATATAGCGTTATCTCACCGATAGACGGGTTGAAGCTATAGGTGCCGGATGTAGTCATTTTGCATCGGTCCTCTCTGTAGCGTCACCTTACTTCAGGGCGAGGAATTTTGAAACCGTTAGTGCGTTAATTAGCTGCTGCCCCATCGTGCCATCGACGTTGTATTGCGCGGCTATGGCCCGCCACACCGCAGCGGCGAGGCTTTCGGGGGACAAGACGGACTGGCCGGTGATATTGGCCGCCAGATCGCCCGTGGCGTATGGCACCAAGGACAGTGAGCCTGCGCCCGATAGTGATGCCTGAACCGATGCAAAGGCCGTGAGGGTGGCTGCGACTGCGCCAGAACCCGTTAGATTATTGCTGATCAGTTCTAGCTTGCCGACCAGCGACGGTGGCGGTGTGACGTTGCCCGCGCCTGTGAGCGAGGCGATAAGCTGGGCGATTAGGGTCAGGTTGCCGTTGGTGATATCGCCCGCGCCAGTCAGGCTGGCGTCAGATGGCAGACCGCCCGCTAGGTTTCCGCTTGATACCCCGTTGCCGTAGATTTGGTTGCTTGACCCGATCTGGCCCGCCTTCTGCGGGATGAACCAAGACAGGGTTGGGTAGCTTCCGTTTGGCAGCGCATACAACGTCAGCGCCGTGGTCGTCATATCCTGCATCATGCGGTTACGCCGACGACCGGACTGGACGAAATTACTCTGATTACCGCCGTGGATTGTGCCGGTTTGACCCGGCAAATAAGCACCAGTGTATTTTAGCGGTAGCTTATTGTAATTGGAGTAATTCCCAACCAGAGCCATTTTAGCCCCACGCTACGTCGATAGAGCCATAGAACGCTGAGTTGACCGGAGTTGCTGCGCCTGCGTACATCAGCCATTGCAGATTGGCACCGTCATAAATACGGGGCATTGACGGAAGCTGATTGACCAAATCGCGCTCGGATGCCACGCCAACCGTGGTAATCGGAAGCGTAAAGATTGGCTTGGCGAGAACCACGACCAGCGAGCCAGAAGTCATTGTGGCCGAAAGGTTGATGGTTTGAATAGACTGGATGCCTGTGTCGCCTGCCGCCAATGGCATGAACGGACCATACTTGCCCGCACCCGTTCCGGTATGGACAAGCGCCCCTACAGGTGACGCTGTGTTGGCAATCGGTAGTGAGGGGCTGGCAGGCGTCAAACGGCCCGACACGCCCGCCGCGTTAGTGTAACCTAGCTGGATGGTTGGCGTACCAGCGCCCATGACGACCGAAGGCACGATAAACGCCTGAACCCCCGCGCCTGTGGCATAGCGGGGCAGGGTTTGAGTTCCCGTGAATGATTGTGCGCCCGTCGTGGTAACTGACGACACGGTAAACATCGCAATCATATCAACCAGCATGAGTGTCGCCGGGGCCGTAGTTGCCGCCGCTGAGAACGCCGAGACGTTCAAGATATTCTTGATTGATGGCGAGACGGCACCGCCCGTGTACAGTCCGTTGGTCGTTGCCGTGCCTGTGATAGTCTGCGATGTGACGGTCTGAGAGATGCTGACGTTGTAGGTACCACCCGCGTTGGCACCTGTACCCGTACCAAGTGAAGTGATGTAGGTACCCGCCGTAACACCCGTGCCAGATAGCAGCATACCGACAGTAAAGCGGTTTGTGCCGTGGGTGGTGTCGGTAAACACCGTGCCTGAGATTGAGCCGCCTAGCGCAGCCGTCGTGGCACCGATAGACGTCGAGTCCGACAGGGACTGAAACGCTAGGTTTGCCGTCGATCCATGCGTCGAGTTCTGAAACGGATTGCCCGCGCCTGTGCTTAGGTCGTACCACTGGCCAGCGACCTGTGCCGTGACGGGAAGGGCGTTCTTGTTCCAGTCAGTGCGGTTAAACTGCGAGGCAGTAATCGCGCTGATGATTTGATCCATCGACTGAAGAGCCATGAGTTATCCCCAAACCGTTTGAATTGTGCCAATGAAGTTCGACTGGTTTAACTGGTTGAAACCGGGGTTCATTAGCATCGAAAGATAGGCGTCATCTTCGATGACAGGAAGATCAAAGAAATCCGTCACAGGTGTGCGCTCGCCAGTAGTGCCGTTTTCCCGCAAGATGATCTGCTCAAGCGGCTTGACCAGAATGAATGCCAACAGACCGATATC